TCTCTTCAGGATACTCCTGGGTCTATGAATCCAATCTCAGCATACGTTCTCGCTGCCCAGAGCGTCCTCCAGCTGCTTAAAATGGGTGAGGTGGTGCTCGTACACTGTCAAGCTGGAATAAGCCGTTCTACGGCCATCTGCTGCCTCGTACTGGCTATCCTGCATGGACGTACTCTTCAAGAGGCTTTCAACCATATTTCTTCCATTCGGCCGGGTGTTTATATCATGACACACCATTTACCCCTACTCAGACCATCACTTGACCTTCTTAGGGAACTGTTCTAACACCGTTCTAACTCTTTCTCTTTATTTATGAAAAAAAATTCACTTGACAAACCCCCGAACTGCTTGGTATATATATATTAGTTGGTTTATATAACTGCTTCTATATATACCTGGTATGTATATATTAAAGATATCTAGATAGTATTACTCCTTTTTACTTTTATTTACCCAAGATACCCACTAGACTAAAAAATGGAGATAAATTAATGGCAAATAATGATACTGAAGAGCTTCTTTCTCGCCTCGAACCTCGATCCGCCAAACCCTTATCCGGACCAGAAGAGACCATGGAGGCTATTCGAGCTAATTCTTCTCTTCAAAGGGAGTTCGAGTCAATTTCTAGCCAACAATCTACTCCATCCTCTTCAAGCGCCGCAGATTTAGATATGCGAGATGTGCGCACACTTGATTTTTTTTTCTTAAGGAATTCAGAGATAGACCGAGGTCACGTAGAGAGAAGCCTGGGTGATATCTTTTGTATAGATGGAGAATGGCACAGAAGATTTCCTTCTTCAGGAGAATTAGAAGAACAGACAATAGAACCCTGGAATTCTGTACAGTTCTGGGGATTAGTCAGATGTCTAGACCAAGCACTCATTAATCTTCGTCGACCCATAGAGCCAATTACCCGATACACATCTATTTCTATGCAGGAACTCCAATGGCTCCTAGAGGACTACACTCGAGAAAGAGAACAGCGACAACAACCCCAAAGAGATCCAACGACGAATACAGATCACGAAATTACAGATCGTGGAATGCGGCAGACCGTACAGATTTTACAGAACAGGGTGCACAGGCTCGAGAATAGGTCAGAGTGGAGCCAACCAGAGATGATATATCCCGCGCACCACGCCTGCCCGGATTCATACCCAGAAGGGACAAGATTTGCCACAATTCTGCGTATACCGAATGAATTTTTTAACAGAATCAACCGGCCCGAGTTATTTCCGCGACATTTAGCAATGGGGTGGTTATACAATAGGAATCTAGGAATGGTTCGTGGCAATTCAAAAGAGTATTATTTAGATCAGATGGAATATCCACACATCAATGTTGCAGACCAAGAAGAATTTGACAGAGATTGCAAATTGATCAGAATAAAGGCAGATAGATGGTGGAGTGGATTGCATGCACGCGCCGAAGGTGCGACATTTGTGTATCAGAATATGTTTGATTATTTAGATTTCGAAATGGCCGCGAATATGTATCCGGCCTACGAAGCAGATATGAGAAGAAGGGAGAATGAAAGAGAACGAGAGAGAGAACAAGGCCAAGAGGAGAGCAAGTAATGGATCCACACGAGAAGGAAGCAAAAAGTAAAATCGCGGAAATTAAGGCGCGAGAAGAACAAGAAAAACGAGGATGGGGAAGAATTTATAGAATAAGTCCACAGATTTGGGCACAGTACAGGAAGAATATCGAGTACGTAGGTACGCGAGGAAATAATCTCGACCTGTTGGCGCACAAGATTGTAGTGACGCACGGGGCTAAGCCCTACATTATCCCACCCTCTCATCACTTTAGCTGTTATATTATCCAGGTTAATGCACCGTGTATCTATGTCCTCGCCAAATTTCCAGGAGAATGGGAAGGGTTTGAGCCGATTCCGTCAGATACGGGTGATGTAGAATTGATAGATCTCCTACCGATGAGCGAGATTAGGCCAGAGTTATACAATGAGTAAAAAAGAGAGATCGAAGCCCAATGAGCCCGTAGATTATGTTTTAGATGGCCTATGGGACTTGATCACGCGAATTAATACACACGACAAGAAACACCTCGGCAATAATATGCTAGAGAAGTATGATTACTTTGCCCGACATGGCAAACAGGGTCGAAATTGTACATATGGCCTGAAGGCCAAACAGATGTTTATGATTTACGATTGGCCCGATGTAAAAAAGCAATTGAAGAAGATTGTCGAATATATTAGGACAATCCCCGGAAGTGAGAATTTCGCCAAGTAGTGAAGTGTCACAAGCAATCGAAGATGCACTAGTAGCTCTAAGACAGGTAATGGAAGAAAATGAGAAGAGCAGGTATAGCCAGATATTCTACGAGCACGAACAGCGCAGACTGGCTGCCATCAGACAGGTTGGCGAGCAGTGTATCTTTTTGTTCGCATATCAAGGAGTTATAGATGTTGGCGTATGATGTGTCAGAACCAAGGACGAACCAACCAGAGGAAGAGGGTTGGGAACGGGGGTATGGGTTCGAGTATAGGCTGACGTATCCGGTTCAGCCAGCAGCGGGGAGCTATACGATTACCTACTCGAATGGGACGAGAGAATATACACAAGAAGAATGGGCAGAAATGTCTAGACAAAGACAGCCGGAACAGATTTACTATCTCTACCCACATCCCACAGATGGATATATCCGAGATGAGCACACTGGGCTTAATATGGTTGGTGATCAGTGGACAGAAGAACAACTCACCGAGATGGATCAGAGGTTCATAGAGAGATATGGGAGGAGTAATCCACATTTACATTTTCCAACCTATATCGAAGTACAGAGAGAGATGAATAAGAAAATGAAAAAGGGTAGACAGCTTGTCTTTGCCTTTATAAGAGAACTATAGGAGATTTATGCCATTAGAGCCAGCCTACAGAGATAACTATTTAGTGGTAGGTAGTGGATACATTCAGTCAGAGGTTCCGACGCTAGAGAGTATTGGCGAGCGTGATTTCATACTGGAGACTGTTGTCTCATCTGGTGTCATCTATTACGATGATATGAATGATTGGCTAAATCCGAATTTCCGAACGGTTAGCAGCGCTGAGATTTGGATACCAGCACACGGAGATATTGTACACGGTAGTGGAACGTTCTATGGCGTGAATAGAAGGAAAGAGCCTAGCTATCTAGAATTACAGAGAAAGATGAATAAAAAGACTAGAAAAGGGAGGCAGCTAAGGTTATATTTGGGGGAAGAGAGTGCCTAATTACGAAGATACTCCACAACCTCAGCGACCCTGTGTGTTGCTCCGTAATGAAACTGGTGGACTAGAACGATTTTTCGCAGATGACGATGGGGTTATTCGTGTGCCTCCTGGCAACTGGGAGACAATGCAGGCAGAATATAGTATTCCAGAGGATGTTCGAGTGATTTCGGGTAGCGGCATCAACGAAACAGTCATACAGGACTATAGAGAGGAAGTAGAGCTCGAAGAGGCGATCCGGGATGCATTCAATAGGATCGTTCAGGCACCAGCGCGTCCGAATACACTATTTCTGCATCCAAGCGTAGCAAGAGAGTTGAATTTATTGAGTGATGAGCGGAGAGCATTGAAGTATGCAAGAAAACAGCGTAAGATAGGAAAGAGAATGGAAGTGGGAAAGCAGATCCCGTTTTTATTTATTACCCGACCCCAAAGTGCACGGGAGTTGGCGATCACTTAAGTGGGGAAGTACATGTCTGAAGAAAACACTACTGATAAATTAATGAAGCTCAACGGAAGCATAATTAAGTCTGATGGAAGCCACGTAAAGTCTGATTTTTTCAAGTTTCTTGAGATCAATCTAGATGATTACTCAGATATTGAGTACACCCCAGAAGAGGCCCAGAAGATTCGCTCTCATATGTCTCATCTCTCAACGGGGGCTACAGCCGTATTGCCCCTCAAGTGTGCGGGGCCTGTTCGCTGCCCATTTGCTGCAAGGTGTCCATTCGTAAAGATAGATAAAGAAAGAAAGAAAAAAGACCCTAATGCGAAACAGATGACCCCGGTGACCAAGGATTGCTTAGTGGAGATTAATCTGTTGAACGAGTGGACTAGATTGTATGTAATGGAGTTTGATGTCCCCGAGAAGAGCTTTTTAGAGCTAATGATGTGTAGAGAGCTGGCAGAGATCGAAGTGATGCTTTGGCGGCTCAACAACAATTTGTCCAAAGAAGGAAATGCAAATCTGGTAGACAATGTGGTGATGGGCGTAGATAAAGAGGGCAACCCATTGATGCGCCTAGAGAAGAGCGCTTTCCTAGCAGCAAAAGAGCAACTGACCAATAGGAAGTCAAAAATCATAAAGGCGATGGTTGGAGATCGACAGGAGAAGTACAAGAAGGAAGCAGCATTGAAGATCAGGGAAGAGAAAGATCCGAGTGTATCTTCTGCTAAGTTGCGCGGCGAAATCAATCGTCTGCTGAAACAGGCGGAAAGCAAGGTGTTGGCGCTGAAGGAGAGCGAAGGGGATGTCATCGATATCACGATGGATCAAATGGACAAGGAGAAGACCGTAACGCCAGAGTCGATAATTGACGAAGTGTCTGAGGAGTAGTGAGTTAGTTGCCAATTCGGGATTTCCTGAATCTTTCTCAAATCCGACAAGCGACAAGCCCTGACGAATTGCTGAAACGTTTGCAGCTTGGGGCTCAGGCACTTTCTGTACAATTTAGCGAAGAATTCGAGCCGGAATGGCGCGAACGTGCTGGCAAGTGGGGTATTAGCTACAATCCTAATACTCGAGTACTTAGCGCACCAACCTGGGCCATCCGGTCTAATTTCGAAAGCCCAGAGGCCATAAAAGAATTATGGGGAGGGCAGAGGCCTGGCGCCGACCGGATTACTCGCTTAGCGCGCGCAGTACAAGCACACGAATTAGCTGAAGCTTTTTATCTAGAACAATACGGCGCTACTCATCCTCGATTTAGCTCGCATGTGGCGCGTGATGTTATTCGAGCTGAAATAGGCGTAGCCGCGCAGATGGGTAAGCAAACCCTGTTCGATATGTTGAAATTCAGACAGGTTGAGCTGGATTATATGCAGCAGTCAGGAAGATTCAATCCATCGTTTAGCCCGCCGCGATTTACAACATACAAGACAGACATGTTAAGGATCATGCAGGATGTTAGAAATTGGGCAGGAAAGCAATCTGGAACCACGTTTTCTCAACAGCAATTAGCCGAGCTAAACAAAAATATCATTAGCAATTTTTCTGATTTGCCTATTCACAGATATTACACATCGATGAGCAAAAGACGTATTGGTAAAATCGGGCTGGGAATGGCAGCAATAGCCGCTGGCTACTATTCTCTTTTTTCTGGATCGGACGATCAATCCAATGTTGTTCAGGGTATGCAGGAGGGCGGCTTTGCATCCCAACTCCGCAAGCTTGAAACAGACTTTGGTAGCGGATATCAGGGACAAGAGGGCCCATCGTCTTCAACAGCCACCAATATGGCTTTTGGTGCAGTGTTGGGTGGAGCGGCAGGATTTGGAATGTCTCGTATGCAGGCTCAGGCCATTATCGAAGAAGACCTGAGTGCATATCCTAGATTGCAGGAATTAAGAAAGATGGGCGCCCGTGGGGGGTTCGCTCTATATGCGCCCGAGTTTACGGAAATTCAGCAAATTCGTAAGCGTATGCCATGGTGGTCTAGGCTCGATCCACAAATGTACAATCCTATTGAGGCAATGAAGATCCTAAAGACGCCCGAAGAGTTGTTGAGATTTAAGGGTGTTGCCTATCTACATGAACCCCCGAATTTTTCAGAAGAGATTTGGAAACAGGCGCTTCGATCTAAAAACATCCTGGGTATGTTTGAACCCGAAGTGGGCACAAACAAGTTAGCAACCTATGAGTGGCTGTCTGAACGCCTGGGTGGAGACCAGCTCGCATCTCGAATTCATCCACATACGGTTGGATTTGATCGCTTACCTATTGTGCCATCGGCTCATAGGTCTACCCTATTGGCGGAAATTAAAAAACTCAATCAGGAATGGCCCCTCATCATAAAACATGCCGAGGGATCTTTACAGAAAGATGTTTATCTAAATGTGGCAAATATTCCCGATGAGGCTCTCGATGACATGCTGAAAAACCCCAAAGACTGGGTTGCACAAGCTAAGCTAGATCTTGCGGATGAATTTCGTGTTGTGACAGTAGGGGACAAGCCGGTTTTCACAGTACATCGCTGGGGAACCGAAAGAATGAAGCCTTTTACGGAATTTGCCAAGAAGATTCCTGGCCTAGGTCGAGTTCTGGAAGCCAATCGTTTTCCAGAGAACCTTTTCGGCGTTAGAGACGAAGAACTACGTGGTCGTCTTGAAACTTTCGCAAGCAAGGTATCGAAGCAGCTACCATATGAGGTTGGCGCATTTGACATTGGACTTACTACCGAGGGGCAGTTAAAAGTCATTGAGGCCCAGAGATACTTTGGAACAATTAGAAATCCACTAGTTATTGAGCGCATGACCCAGACTCTTACCGGAGGCCCTTCGTTTTATGGTCGATTAGCTCGGGGTATGGGTGCTGTAGGTGCAGGCATTCTCGTTGGGGCCGGGATGGCAGCACTATTGAGTAGTGATACGAATACTGCTGAAATTACCTCAGATCCAAAATTTATTCTGGCCGAAAATAAGAATTTCGATGGGTTTTGGGAAGATGGTATTGCGGCGCAACTTCGCAAGGCAAATACCCCCTTTGGTTCTGGCGTTAATCAATTTAAAGTATTGCGCGGATTAGTGCGTGGAGCACTGCAGCAATCCAAGGGCGCTGGGCAGAAAATTAGACAAAAGATTATAGAGAGAGTTGTCACACCCTTTAAAGAAGGTATGCGCGAGAGCATGGGGGCCCCCGCAACTTTTGAAGAAGCGCTACGTCGCGGCAAGCAAGTGTCTGTTCTTGGCGAAGGTCTGTATGCGGAATCATCTCTTATGAGAACGGTGTTCCAAGGTCAAGAATATCAGTATGTTCGTAAAAGATTGTTGCCAGATGCTCGTAAACGAGTCGAGGAAATGATTCGTAATCCTAGGGGACGCTATGAGCCCGGGGCCACAGATCTGATGGGTCGTGCAGAGGTTCCGCTTGAAACATGGCGCAGGTATCTGCGGGGACTGAACCTGGAGACCGAGGCCAATGTAATGCGGCGCATTGAGGACCTCAATATCGCCCCTAAAGTCTATGCCTCGTCTCGTCGCGAAATATTTATGGAATATATTCCTCATAAAACCCTTGGTAAGGCGATTATGGATGGTGATGACGTTACCCAGGGAATTATGCAGATTCGCAAGGCTATGGGGCGTCTATCAGAAGAACATAAAATTTGGAACCTAGACCCAACAGAATTTAACATCATGTTTGACCCCAAAAATAAAAAAGCCTTCTGGTTGGATTGGGGTTTGGCTGAAAGATATGCAAGATATGGGTTTAAGGCACCTCAGGCAACTACGCGGATGCATCAGGTATTTGGCACGTATCTTAAAAGAGCTAGAGGGCGCGTTGTATCTAAATCGGCTGCCACAGTTGTTCCTTCTGGCGGGGCTACTGTGGGAGCTGTTCCGGCTGCCCGTACTCAAGCTACAGTTGACCTGATGGGGCCAACACAACGTCTTGAGGGGGCAACTGTGCGCGCCATGCCAGTGGGCGAAAACACGGCAGCGCGAGAAGCAGCCGCATTAGCTAAAACTGTACGTCGCGCAGAAGCATTTCGTGGACACCAGGCAGCTCTATGGGATGCGGCACATAATGGCGGGCAAAAACATACTACTTCGTATGCCAGAAGATTGGCGCAAGCCCGCGATCCTTTAGGACAAATGCATGATCCGCTTGGGGTAACCAAGAGATAATGCGACTAGATTTCACACTTTAATATGTTAGTATATGTGATTAGGAGGAGTATACTTTGGTTGGATGGGCTTTAAAGCGCGCTTTTGGATTAGGCCTGAGTGCCGCTAAGGTTGGCGGTGAGGTTGCGTGGCAGGGTGGCAAAGCGGGAGTAAAAGCAGCCCCTTATGCTATCCGTGCTGGAATATGGAATGTGGGTCAGTATGCTTCTTTTGCGCTTAAGCATCCAAGAGCTACCATGGGTATTGGGGCGGCTGGTCTTGGGGCTTACGCCCTGAGTGAAACAATGCCTCAAGATTCCGAGTGGACTGGAGAACAACGCATGGCAGCCGCAGTGGGTCTTGGCACTCCTTCTACTGGATTTCCTGTAGGACAGGGTGCTACACGGGAAGCTTTTCAGCAAAGTACAGAGGGGTTGGTTTTAGCGCTACACAGAGGGAGACGTAGCTAATGGCTAGTGCGTGGACATCCTGGGGCAAGGTGCCCGGATCTATTAAGGGCGCAGGTTCCACAATTAAGGGTGGTATCCAACAATATCTAGGCAGTGCTGCTCATGCCAAGGGAATGAGCTGGGCAGCTGGCGGATATGGGTTTGGCAAAGATATCGCATCTATCCAGAGTAAGGGATGGAGATATTTTGGGCGCGGAGTAGGCTTTGCCTTTTTAGGGTATGAGGCTTATGCAGGATACCAAAGAGGCGGAATTCTTGGTGCAGCTACGGGGGTTGCTACCCAAGCAGCCATCAATTATGGGATTGGGGCAGCATGGGGAGCTATTGGCGGAACTGCTGCGCTAGGAGCTATCGGAACAGCTGCTGCAGTTGCAGCTCCTATCGCCGGAGCGTGGGCCTACAATAAATATGGGTCACAAGTCGGCAGGGAGACTTTTATGCGACATGCGAGAACTGAGCTTGGGGCTGGGGTTGCAGACCCATTTGGCACCGTTTCTACGATGAGGCGCAGAAGTGTATCTGCCCTCAATAGTTCAAGATTAAATGGACAAACAGCTCTTGGCAATGAAGCCGCTATGAGCTACAGTCCTTATTTTCGCTAGGAGGATTTTAAATGCTAACTAAAATGATTCAGGGAGCATTTAGTCGAGGTGCTGTTCAAGCAGCTATAGGTTCTACTGTGGTGGGACGAGGGACTACGTGGGGCGCAGCAATTGGTAGCGATGCTCTCCGCTATGCTTCTTCTGGGCTAAGTGGATTAGCGGGCATGGGCCCAACAGCTCTGTATTCCACCCTTGGCGCAACAGCCGGTGGCGCATGGGGCATGGTATCTGACGATACTTCGGTTTTAGGTGGAGCATTGGCTGGTGCTGCGATTGGTGCTGGTGGATATGGCTTGACAAGACTTGCAGCCGGTGGGCTGACCAAGGCTCTCAATCCTATCAAGAGCACGCTAAAGGGTGGCGCTAAGGCTGCTGCTGCTCCTACTGCCGGTGCTGCCGTAGCAGGTCCAGGTTTTGAGATGAGTGCTTCACGCAGTATGCAACAGAAACAAACGCTTTTAAATTATCTTCAGGGTGAAGCAGCTGCAGCACAACAGATGACTTCTCCCAGATATGCAGTTCCCAAGCGGCGCGGATGGTTTAGTCGCAACCGCTAAGATAATAATGCTGGGTAATTATGTCGATTAACCTCAATCAATGCACATCCGAGTGTAGTAGTTGTATTCGTAGATATATTTCCAAACATCGCCTCAAAAGAGGCGATTCCTTTGATATACCCTGTCACGGTATTCCTCTCGAATATTTGCCAGCAGATGTCCGCTCTAGCGTGAGCGGAGATCCAGAACTGGCTATTTCTATGATTGATGCTGTTACGTGGGCTGGTAAATTTTTAGATTGGCATTGTTATGATCCGATAGGAGAACACTGGAAGCGCAAAAGCTTAGAAGGAAGTATGCCAACTGGCTTAGCACAATACGAAGAGGGGGTGGCACTAGCAGGGAAATCTGTTTTTAATCGGCCCTATCAGGGAGAGATGCTTAGATGTTCGGCAAAATATAAAGTTTTTCGTATTGGGCGGCAAGCGGGCAAAACAGAAGTGCTGTGTGTTTCGGTTTTACACAATGTTTTTACTCACAAAAATTTTCGTTGCGTAATTATTGCCCCTTATGATTCTCAGGTTGAGTTGATTTTTGAACGTTTGCGCACCTTTATTGATAACAATGCAATGTTAAGTAATTCAGTGCGGCGCAAGGTTAAAAAACCTACTCATCAAATTGAATTGCATAATGGTTCTATTATTATCGGTTTTACAGCCGGTACTAAGTCGAAGCAAGAAGCTGGAGCTTCTCGTGGACAACCTGCACACATGTTGGTATTTGACGAGGCAGATTACTTATCTGCTGGCGACTTGAATGCTGCCTTAGCTACCATCACAAACTTTCCCGAAGCAACTGTATGGATGTCATCTACTCCAGCCGGTAAACGAGAAAAGTTCTTTGAATCATGTCGCGACCCGATGTATCGCGAATTTCATTTTCCATCTCAGATTAACCCGAATTGGACAGAAGAAAGAGAGAGATTCTTTAGAAGTCAATTGACAGAAGACGGATATAAACATGAAATTCTAGCTGAGTTTGGGGAACAAGAAGAAGGGGTTTATCAGAACAAGTATATTGAATTGGCTCAAGATGATTATGACTACGGCGACTATAAGCCCAATCCAAACTGGATTTATATGATGGGGGTTGACTGGAACGACGTCAAGATCGGCACAACTTTAGCCGTAGTTGGATTTGAGCCTGCTTCTGGCTTATTTCGTTTAGTTGACAAAGTCGTTATGACTCGATCTGAGCGTACCCAATTGTCTGCATGCCAAAAGGTAGCCGAATTAAACAGGTTTTGGAATCCAACAATGATTTATGTAGATAAGGGATTTGGCACGACACAGATTGAGGTATTGCAGAAGTTCGGTTACGACTCTCTTGCTGGCGAAGGAGCAAATTCTCCTAATGCTAGATTGCGTAATATCGTTAAGGGATATGACTTTGGTGGTTCTATTGAAATACGAGATCTGTTCACCAAGCAGCCGATTTCTAAAAAGGCGAAGCCATTTCTGATTGAGAATTCGGTGCGTCGTTTTGAACAGCTTACATTTAAGTATCCATCGTCAGATGAGTTATTTACAAAAGCTCTCCAGGGCTATATAGTTAAAAGGATTACAACTACAGGAGTTCCTGTTTATGAGATGCAGGACGAATCTGTTGGAGATCACTTCCTGGATGCGGTAAACTTAGCTCTTGTAGCTTTTACTTTAGAGAAGTCAGCATTTGGGGCTCCGAAGCACGAGGCGCGTATTTCATTTTCTGCTGAGATTGGAGCTATACTTAGGGGAGACAAAGATCCACGCAAAGCATTGCAAGAAAAAGAAGCTCATCGCCCTAAGATGGGGCGTGCCGCAGCCGTAGAGGGTGGATCGGATAGACTAGTGGTTCCGGAACATGGCGAATTGCCAATGAATACTGCATCTGTTGATGGGGCCAGGGGGCCAGTAAAGCTATGGTCTTGGCCGGGTTTTGGCAGGGATGCTCCTAGGCCTAGAGTTAGAAGCCTAAGGGAAGCAATGTCAGATGCATCACAGCGGCTTAATAGACAACCTTCTCGCAGGGGTTCATCCCGTCCGAGGAGAAAAAATATTTAAGGGGGAAGGCTAATGGCCCTCAAGCTTTATAAAACTGCTGATAAAGACGATTATTTTGATTCTCTAGACCCATTCACTGTTACGGTAGATGGGCGCATAGGCGGTATCCAGGATCACAAGATTTATTTGCGTAATGACGATGCCAGTTACTGGTATGATAACGTTTCTGTGTCATTATCAGACACTTCTCCTTCAAGCCATGTAGATAGCACTCAAGAGGGCTGGTACTGGAAGCTGTCTCAGCGAGATATTGAACTGACCCATGAAGAATGGACAGCCATTACTCCTGGGACTACACTTACGCTCACAGAGTCAATAGGAAATTCGCAATTGGGAGATGTTGTGACATTTATTCCAATCTGGGTTCGGGTTGCAATTCCTCGTGGGCAGGATATCGAAACTCTGACAACTATCACATTCCAGATTACTGCTACGGAGTATTTGATTTAATGGCTAAAAAAGAAAAAACACATCTGCCCCTCTCTGACGATACCGGACGAGATTTTGCAGATGATGATTTTATTCTCAACTATCGACCCAAGATTGATTTTGTGGCCCCAGAACACGTGCCATCCGAAAAACAACTATCTTCAGAAGACGTAGATGATGTTCAGCAAAGCTTGCGGGAGAGAACTCGTAATTTGATCGCTGGATTTGAGGCGCTTGGGAAGCTAGCCGAATTGGCAGAAACACGGATTGATCAGAGAATGCAGGCACTTGGAGGCCTGGATATTCATCTTGACCCGTATAAGGACGCAGGGGTTATTATGGCCCTTAAGCGTCGTTTTCCGGATAAGGTTGATACCTCTGTTATAACTTATGAAGATTACAAAGAATGTGTTAAGGGGCAAAAGAATGCAACAGCGGCACAGCCCGGATTAACAGTGCAAGATATGCGTAATGCTCAGGCCGATCCCCTGCGAACAGATTTTGGTGGTTTGGGGCTACGCCCAGGCGAAGCGCGTCCCGAGATTAATTCAACCGGGACAACTGTTGAGCCCGTCAACCTGGTTGAGTTTCAGGCGAATGCACTTATCACATTATTTGGTATGCTTAAGGATATGATTACAGATTTGGTTCTCTCATTGATCCCTGGTGGCGGCGGTGGCGGCGGAGACGACGAGGGTAGCAATGAAGAGGGCGAAGGGGAAGGCGAAGGAGAAGGGTTGCCTTAATGGAAATTAAGCGCGTTGTTAAAACACAGAGTCAGTTGCGCAGAGAACTACATGTTCAAAGCCTTGATGACCTCAAGAATGTTGATATCAACGCTGTTCTTGCGGTTGACCCAGAGCGTACCGACCTAGGAACAAAATTTCCTGATTGCGCATTAATTGCACGCACTTATGAGCGTGGAGCCCACTTTACACCTACCGAAGCGGCTGTTTTTGCCCCGTTCAATAGACATATCGAAAATCACAAGATTATGAGTCAGTCTGTTGCTAAGATGCTGAGCACCTACATGTTTAATCCAGAAGATATTGTATCTTCGGATGTGCAGAAGCTTGCTGCCAAGGCGGGAATCGAGGTGCCCGGAGGTGCTGATTCGGGAACTGGCGGCAAGACAGACGAAGATCTTCAGTCTCTTAATATCGGCAAGGAGCAGCACTCGACCAAAAATACCGACAAAGGCGGCGGTGGCAGCAATGCCTTTATGGATTGGCTAAGTGAGTGTATTCCTTGCGATTTACGTCTTGGGGCATGGATAGAATTTAATCCAAATCTTGATTTGCTTGGTATGCTAGAAAACTTTTTAATGGAGGCTCTCAAGTTTTTGACGGGCATCGGTAATATTTTGAGTAACCTAGATCTGTTTGGTGATTTCTGTAAACTCTTAGATCTATTGTCTTTTATGTGTATTCCTGACTTACAGCGTATTATTATGTTGTTTATTTCTCTTCTTACCCTCGAGGCTCCGAATCTAGATTTCTTAATTGGATTCTTGATGTCCCTAGTGGGCCCGTTATTTAGTGCTATTTTTAGTGGCATCATTGGGCTCTTTGATCAATTCGTACTGCTTGTTGTTAATCCACTAGATTGCATTGTGGATGCTATCAATCAGCAGTTGGCTAAGTTGCCACATGATCCCACTCAGCCACCACCACAAATTGGCAAAGATAGCATTTTAGCAGAGACTGCTGCAGGATTAGATAACGCATTACGTACACTTAAGCGCACTCTTGAGGGCGGAATTGCCACAATCAAAGAAAAACTCGATATGTATCTGGGTGAATTTAAGGCCCTTCTGGGCGAAGTTGGCGGTGGAGATTTTAACTATTTGGTGAAAACTTTCGAAAAATTAACCATGGTGCGCTTGATTGGTTTTATTATTGCCTTGATTTTGGCTTTAACGAAAGGAGATGTGCAGTGTTCCGGAGGTAAAGCCGAAAAACGGGAAATTGATGCTTTCTTTGAGAACTATCTAAGTCCTAATGGAGCTTTTGATATTTCTATGGATGATGAGGGGAATATCAACATTTCTGAAAGAGTTCCAGAACAGGCTGATACGCTAGCATCGATTCCTCAGGCCTTGTCAAATATCGAAAATGTGTTTGAATTTGAGGGGGAGGATGTTATCGTTACCGATGCCATCCGAGACACTGTATCCGCTCTAATTGAACCAGTTAGAGTGAAGACACCATGCAGGTTAGAGGTTTCTGCTGATGAGGCAGACAAGGTCAATCAATATATTTCGGAACTGAATATGACATGAAATTTTTAGGCCTAAATATTTCTCTTGACCGGGCAGTTGGGGACCGGGTCACAGTATCTTCAGTCAAGCCAGAATCTGGTACGATTCCTGTATCTCAGATTCCTTCTGTCAGGCCACGTGTTTTAAAATACGGACAAAGTTATTCGTCTGGCAGAGGGTCGTTTTCTGCGGGCGAATATGATTTGGCCGAAATTGGCAAGATTGAGGACACCGATGGTTATGTGCGGCAGGCTTTTAAGAAGAAAGTCGGCCTCATGTTTAAGGAGGGGGTAGGCTATTCTGGGCCCGATAAGCGTACAGCGCGCTATGTAAAAACTCGTTTTGCTCAGATCAGTCGCGCCACAGGTATTCCCCACGTTCAGCTCTTAAAACGTGTTGCTCAAAGTCTCATTCGGGTATCTAACGCTTTTATAATCAAAGTTCGTGACGAAAAGGCATCTGGTGGACGTAAGCGTGTGACTGCAGACGGCAAAGAGCTTAAGCCGATTGCCGGTCTCTTTCCTGCAGCGCCAGAAACAATGCGTTTTGAGATGAATGAGAATACTGGCAAAATCCTTCGCTGGAAGCAGATGCTTCCGGACGGCAAGTTTCGGTTTTTCTCAGTTGATGACGTTGTTCATTTTTGCATTGATAGACGCGAAGGCTTTATTTTTGGCGTGCCTACGCTGATTCCGGTTATTGATGACATTCGAGCACTTCGTCAAATCGAAGAAAATGTCGAACTGCTGTTATATCAGTATCTCTTTCCCCTGTTTCATTACAAGGTTGGAACAGAAACAGCCCCAGCAGGTTTTACAGAAGATGGTCTGCGTGAGATTGAGGTTGTTGAGGAACAGATTCAGTATATGCCAGCTGAGGGAGCTATTGTTACACCGGAACGTCATGAGATTACCGCCATTGGTGCAGAGGGTAGAGCACTAAGAGCAGAAGGATATCTAGAACATTTCAAAAAGCGTATTTTTGCTGGCCTTGGTGTTTCGCAGGTGGATATGGGCGATGGGGATACCACTAATCGGGCTACAGCACAAACCATGTCTCGTGCTCTGATTGATACAGTTAAAGATGTTCAGGATGAGCTAGAAGCGCAATGGGATCACGAGGTTATTTCTGAACTTCTTCTTGAATCTACTTTTGGCGACAGGGTTCTCGATGAAGAGTTTATGGTGCATCTGCAGTTTAAGGAAATCGATCTCCAGAATAAAATGGAATCGGAAAAACATTCTGTAGAGCTGTTTGAGGGGAATGCGATTACGTGGGATGAGCTTAGGGCTGAGATGGGTCGCGAACCAATTGAGGTTCCAGAAGACCCGGAAGACCAAGATCCGTCCAAATATCCAGATTGGTTCAATACCCACTGGAAGCTCTTTAAGGAACCAGAAACTATTATCAAGGCTGTTGACGAGCCCTATTCTGTAGCCGCAAAAATGGCTGCTGAGGCACGTACACTTGGTGTTGTAACTGGTCAGATTGTGAAATCTAAAGAAGAAACCGAGGCCTCGCAGCGCGCTCAGGCCGAAGCCGATAGGCAGACCAAGATGGCTGTGGCACAATCACGTCCACGTACACGACAAGACAATTTTGTAGCTGCTTCTTTTAAACAGCTTGAAGAGGATACGGTTCGTCGCGTTCGGGCAAACTTGATTACGCGTGGCCATATGGGGCCAGAACATATCTTGTCGATGGCACGTATTTGGGCTGCCGACACCACAGAGCGTCTGTATTCGGTTGCGGTTACTGAATTAATTCGAGGGTTTAATCTGCAGACCGGTAATCGTTCTTCCGAGAGCCCAAATCTGATTAGTCAGGGCCGCTATGAATTGCGCGAGCGTATTGAGTTTTTTGTCAATAAGTTGATTCACAATATGGTTGCTTTAGCGGAACGTAGAATTGACGCTATCAATGGAAATGTTAAACTACCAGAAGTACAGAAAAAAGCGATGGAAGAAGTACACCTTGCTTTTGATTCTGTACGATGGCGCACGAAGCTTATTTGGGATATCGAGCTTCGCAAGGCATATAACTACGGTCGAGTTCTGGGCATGAGATTTCTGGGGCTTGATTATTTGCGACTGGATGCTGCTAATGGTGCCTGTGAGCAGTGTCAGGCTGTTAATGGCCGTTTGATTGAGGTGGCGGCAGCCAACATTAATGATGTTCCGCCGTTACACCCACATAGTCGAATGTCAATGACGGCACTGGTTGCAGAGGATGGTTCGAAATTTGTTCCGCCCCGCAACAAGGGCAAGCCGGCCGTTGAGCAAAACGATCCGTCTCTCAGTAAGAAAACAGGCGTATGTCCCCAGTGTGGCAATACTGTTACTTTGCAGCCACGATCTGGGGCATATTATTGCATGAAGTGCGTTAAAGCATTTCCCCCAGAAGACGTTGAGGGGGATGTCGATGATGCGACAAAACTTGAACGTTGTGTATTGTCAGTCAAAGCCCAATTGAGAAAAAAGAATCCAGGCATGAGTGAAAAAGAGATTAAGACTAGGGCCTTTAAGATTTGCAATGCCCAATTGAAAGGATAGCTCATGGCAAAGTCGTTTAAAAATTTCATTAAGTTCGTGGATTCGGTAAGTTTTAACCCAGAGATTAAATCTGAGGTTAAAGACTATTTTGCCAATCCACAGAACAGCGCTCAGACGTTGCGTATCAGAATTGCTGCAACGCATGCGGGCAAGATTACCCGTAACAATGGGTTTTACCTACCCCATAAGATGAGATCTGGCGCAGCCTCTTTTACGGATCAGTATCCCAAGCCAATTCAGGTTCACCACGAATCTCATGAAGATCCAGTTGGTCGAGTGATTCAGGCCAGATACGTTGATCTGAGTGGTGGCTTCCGGGACTCGGTAAAGGATTCGTTCTCAGTATCTAAAGATAAGCAACTTCAGGATTTTGTTGCTGGCAATATGTCCAACGAAAAACTTATTGATTTTGCGCGAAAAACTTTTATTAACGACGAATCTATCGTTGATGATCCCGATTATGAGGGTTTGGGTTATATTGAATTGGTTGCTGATATTTCCGATCCTGCTGCCATTCAAAAGGTATTAGACAAGCGTTATCTGACTGGTTCAGTTGGGGCTACGACTGACAGCGCTGTATGTTCTGTTTGTAAAACGGATTGGGCTGGGGATGATGGTCGTTGTGAGCATATTCCGGGAAAAGTTTACGATAAGAAGAAGTGCGTTCTTATTGCGGGTGATCTCAGGTATGACGAGTGGTCTTTTGTGAACAAGCCCGCAGACACACATTCTTCTGTCATCGAAGTCCATAATGGTGGCATGCAGGACTTTGTTAAAGTCGAAAAGGGTTCTCAGGGCGAAGTACCTGAAGTGAACCTCGTAATTGATACTAAGGAGGAAAAAGGTATGTTGTTTAAAGATGCATTTGCTTTGGTCTCCAAAGACGAGAGATTTCAAGGTCTCGAGAACTTGGAAGACTGCGTGAAGCAACTTCTGGACAGCCAAGAGGACCTCAACGAAGAAAGGCTGCTTGAACTGATGTCCGAGCAGCTCACGCAGGAAGAACCTGCCAAGGACGAGGTTCAGGACGAGGCTACCGAGGATGCTTCCGAAGAATCGGCAGCTCAAGAGGGCACAGACGACACCCAGTCGGTTGAAGATGAAGATCAATCGAATGAGGACGCTTCCGATGAGGAATCAGAAGAAGATGTGCAAGATGAGGCTGGCGACCAGACTGAAGAGTCTGATGAAGAGGTTGAGGATGATGTTGAAGAGGAGGTTCAAGACGAAGAGGAAGAGGAGTCTGAAGAAGAGGATACTGATCCTGTAGCAGATTTCTTTGGCGATTCCTATCAAGAACTCATTGAGGACGATGCTTCCGGGCGCGAATATGCTGAAATGCTGTTTGGGCTTTTGGATGGCGTTGAAGATGAGGGTCGCGACGAAGTCGTTAAAATGATTAACGATGCCAAGCTCTCGTCTAAGCAGCGCAAGGCGTTGCCGAGCTCCTCGTTTAGTGGACCAGAACGCTCGTTCCCGGTTCCTGATTGTGCCCATTATACTGCTGCTTTGCGTTTGCTGGGGCGCTACAAGGGACCCGGCGACAAGTCTCGTATTCGTGCATGTATTGAGCGCAAGGGCAAGCGGCTTGGTTGTTCGGGGGCCAAGGATGAAGCGCAAGATGCCGAGCAGATTTTAGACCAATTTTCAGTTGAATACTTTGATGGGTATTCTGACGATGAATTGATTAAGATGCTAGAAGGCCTTATGGCTTGTCTAGATGAACGAAAATTAGATTGTAAGTGTCACGATGAAGATGAAGAAAAGTCTAGATTGCAAGATCGTGTAAGCTCTCTTCAGAAGGAGATTAAGTATCTGCATGAAGACATCGACAATTTGAGCAACGTGTTGGCTGATTCCGAGAAGACTCTTAGGGGGCTTAAGGTCGAAAAGATTATTGATCTTAAGAAGTTAACCGGTGTTGAGGTAGACCCAGTTAATATCTCCGACGAGCTACAGGATAAGTCGTCCTCTGACGTGGACGAAATCCTTAAGGATCTCACGGGTCAAGTTGACATAGATAAAATCGCTGATAAACTAAACTCTGGTTTGTCAAATAATCCTCAGGGTACCGTGGAAGATCCCACGGCCCAAGTAGACAACACGACAGAAAAAAACAGTGAAGGTAGTAAGCCAAAGTACGATCCGAAGGTAGCGGAACAAGCTTTGGCGAATTATGTGGAGCTAAGATTTAAGAAAGGTCAGCAAGTAGCAGATGCCTATCTCGCGGATTTGCAGACGCGAGGAGTCCTGCCGGTGGGCGGGAAAAAAGTTGAGGATAAATCCTAAGGAGGAAATTTTACATGTCTTTCAACGCTGAGAATCAATATTCTGCAAGCCACAAGGTGTGGGATCACGTAGGTAATATTATCCCTGACATTGAACATTCAGAGGGCGAACGTCCAGCTTATGAGTTTAAGCCTGCTGAATGGCTTCCGGTGCAGTTTTACGACAAGCACTATGAAGTATGGCAGTCGGTAATGCCTGGTAAGGTTGTTGCCTTAGATCCTGATGGTCGTGTAATGCCCGCTCAGTACGGTCTTACTGGCCAAAGTGTTGTGTATGTGCAGAATGATATTGACGCTGGTGTGACCGATATTGCAACCGGTCTTGCAGTTACCACTGCGAAAACTGTTGTGCTCACGCAGCTCAACGGTACTCGTGGTAGTGCTTGGACGCGTGCAGTAGCCGGTACGGCTGGTGTAAATAATACCTCGGGCTTTATGGGTAAGCATGGTATCGCCTTTAACGATGCCAATGAGAAATTCCCTATTGGTATAGCCCCTTATGCCTACAATCAGTGGGCTGGCGGAGATGGCAGCAATCCTGCTAATCTGCGACATCACAATCACATCCTGCAGCATCAGGTTGCAGTTCTTTGTGACTATGTAATTAAGCTTCCGTGGGTACCTGGTCAAGCAGCTACCGAGAGTGTCTCTGGCACGTTCTCGGGTGGGTTGCCGACTTTCGGAACCTCTGGAACCTATCGGCGTAATGCGATTCAGAACAACAGTACGGGTCGTTATAACGCTAGCACGGGTAGCAATCCGGTTCTCGGAACCTATCCTGTGATCGCTTTCTGTCTGGATGAGTTTCCTGTTGCCAAGAATACGGCGCGGACAACTGTTACCATGCAGAGCTCGAATGCCAATGATGATGTCTCTGGCATTCTGGTGAACGAGCGCACTTCTTTGTCTGCGGTAACGCAATCAGGCGATTACTATGTGGACTATGAAGTTGGCATGCTGTTCATCTTTAGTTCGAACCAGACTGTACCGACCGCCATTTCTGGCGCTGCCGGCACCGTTTCGGTTACTTACTATCACTACGCTGGTGTGCCAGGCACAGTAAGTCGTTTTGCTTCTGTTGTCAGCACGAGCGTAGACCCTGGTGACTTTTTGGTATGCACCACGAATAGTAACCTGGTTGTCGACAATACTGCCGACTTCAAAAACATTGTTGGCCAGGTTCTTGCCGTGGATGACAATTTCCCTAAAGATGCCTTGGATCAGGTTCGTACTGCGTATGATCCGGCGATTAGTTCTAATTCGGCTGGTTCGATGGCTAATGCGACCCTGGGCTCAGCGAGTGCTAATCTTGGTCAATTAGATCAAATGCCGGGTTCGGCCACTGGTGGTTATCCAGATATTCTGCATTACTCCGGTGCAGCCGATAAATTAGTATTGGTGAACCTGGTAAGTCGATAGTCGATTTGCATAGGAGGAATACAACTAATGTCTAATCAAGTCGAAATTAAAGACGCAAGCGAGTTTCGTTGCCTTTGGGAAAACAATGGCCAGACTGGCGCAGGGGAAGTTAAGCTTCAGGACGCTCTTAGCGTGCCGAACGCTCATATGCTGTTCCCCAAAGTCATCTCGAACATTGTAAAAGAAGCCCAAGAGCCACTGCTCGTAGCAACGTCTCTGCTTCAACGGATCAATTTCAGCTTTGGCCAGACCATTACCTTCCCGGCGGTTGGTGCTCTGGTAGCGGCTGATATTGCCGAAGGTCAAGAGTATCCGGAACGCAGCCTCCAAATGGGTGGAGCGACTGTGACGGCTACCATCGGTAAGAGCGGTATTGCCGTTCGCGTTACCGACGAAATGGTACGCTATTCGCAGTTTGACGTAATCGGTATGCATCTCCGTGCAGCCGGTCGCGCTCTTGCTCGCCACAAAGAGGTTAAGTGTTTCAACTATATCCGCTCAATGGGCGTAACGGCGTTTGATAACCTCAATCCGACTAGCTCTTTGTTCGGTGTTTGCACCGGTCGCGATCTTAATGGTGCGGCTAACGGTGCCGTAACCATGGACGACATTTTTGATGCTTTTGCACAAATTGTTACCCAGGGTTATATGCCTAATACTTTGCTTATGCACCCCCTCACCTGGACCATGTTCATTAAGGACGCTCAACTGCGTGCTTTTGTACAGGCCAATGGTGGCGGCGTGTTCTTCGCAAGTTGGACTGGCAATCCTGCTGGCAAGGCTCCTTGGAGCAATAGCTCGCAGGGTGGTCTTGGTGTGGCTTCTGGTCAGACCATTACCCCGGGACAGACTTCTGCTGGAGAGACAGCTCCCAGTGGCTTGGCTGCTTCCCAATCTGGTGACTATTCTCAGGTACAAACGGGCGCTCCGGTTCTCCCGAGCTACATGAATGTTCCTTTCCGGATCATCGTGAGCCCGTTCGTAACCTTTGACGCTCGTCGCAAGCTTACGGACATTTATATGTTCGATAGCAGCGAACTTGGCGTTCTCGTCGTAGACGAGGAAGTCATGGTTGAAGAGTTCGACGATCCCAAGGTCGACATTCGGAAAATTAAGCTAAGAGAACGTTATGGTATCGGCATTCTGAACGAAGGCCAGGCTATTGCAGTTCTGCGGAACGTACACTGCGTGCCCAACGAAATTGCACTGCCTGCTCAAGCTAGTGTTGATGTCTCTGGTTCTATTGCTAAGATTCCGCCTGGCAATGCCTTGAGTCTGTAGTGACTGAGAGTAATCTCTAACTTAGCTTAAAGGGTGCCCCCGGGGACTTTCCTCGGGGGCATTTTTTTGCTACACTATCACAAGCAGGAGAAATCATGATTGTTTCCATTAGCCTCGCGGAAGATTCCGTTCCTTTCTGGTTTTTAGGAGAGCCACGCAACATCAAGAAAACACTTAACTTTTCAGAGCCGGGTCCTGTCCAGGTGGACTTTACTCAGTTAACTAAGCTGGAACAGAAGAAAATCCTTACTGATTTAGCGGGCGAGGTCATTGAATGTGATAGAAGTTTCAATGATCTTCGACAGGTGCATCTTCATATGTTCCCAGAAGAGTCCCCGGATAATCAAAAGGCTCCGGATATTCCTGTTGCAGAGGCGCCTGAACCAAAAAAGGAAGTCGACCAAAGAGCCAAGCTTGAAGAAAGATGTGCTCTTATCTCAAAACAAGGCGTAAGGGCCATCAAGGCCGTCCTGAAGGACGAGAAGGATACTACTCTCCTAAGGCTTATCCGGCGTGCAGAAGGGCTTAGAAAGAAGCCTAGAGCGTCTGTGATATCTTTTTTGGACTCATTATTGGTTAAGCTGTCCCTTGAAAAGGCTGAGCAGATTGAGGCATCTATTGAGAATGATGATACTCCATTGCCTCGTATGCCCAGCACTAGCAGGGGGGAGACAATCAACTATGATGTGGTAGAATCAGAAAGAGAAACTGTTGCTCTTACAGCTGAGCAATTAAATCAATTCGCACTTGGCGAGCCCTTGGGTGGTGATTAATAGGTGCCAGGCTTAAATAGTATTGTCGATCTGGTACACCCAACTGTATCTGGAATTAATGTTATAACGTCCGATACAATCTGGGTGTTATTTGATCGCGAAATTGACGAGTCAACCGTTAGTAACGGAAACTTTTTTATTACCGGTCCAGATTATGATACCTGGACTGCTACAGATACGACCCTTTTTCAAGACTCTCCCAGTACAACCGGAAGTGGCAGTGAAGATATATTAGAATCTCCAGGCTATGAAGGATTGCTGCAGGGAACAGTCACATTTACGCGCGTCGATAACGATGATGCTTCGACGACAGTAACTGGCGTTTATGACACTACCGGTTCTGGTTTTGTATTCAGAACGAAGGCGATCTTTACTCCAGAAAATCGTCTGCAAGCCAGCACTACTTATACGGTCCATTTGTCTGGTGACGAAGATGACTCGGATGATCTTGTAACCGGCATTTCGGAACGGACAGTTTTTGACCCTATTTCTAGCGGCAATAATACAAGTGTGGGTACGGTTGAATTTGAGGGTGGGTACGTAGCTTCTTACAATGATATTTATCACCTAACCATCACAACTGCTGGTGATGTTGGTGATTCTAGGTTTACCTTTTTCCGCGAAAGCGACCCCACTTCTGTTTTTGGTCCATTTAGAACCAAGAGGAGTGGAGTCTTACTTTCCGACGGTGTTACTGCCGTATTTGACGACGGCAACTATGCGCTCAATGATAAATGGTCAGTTGTTACCAAGGCACCTAGTATTTTTACCGGCAACATTTTTTGGCCATTTAAAACTGGTAGCGGAAGTATTTCAACGTTACCTACAACTACATCTACAACTGTCTTGGGAGATATTCCAACTTCAGAAACAGTTGTATCACAATCGTCTAGCACTGCTTTTTCAGTAAGTTCTACTTCGCCGACTGATGGCGCGACTAATCAAAGCATTAGTGCACTCACAGATTATACGATTACAGCTACTTTTAACGCGGCCATTGATGCAGCTACAGTTGTGAGTGGCGTTGATCTAACAGTGCGTGCAGATTATGCTACTGGCGAAGCAGAAGATGGCAACGGTGCGCTTGGCGAGCTTAATGCCTATCCATCAGTTGCAGGAAGCACACTATCAATTATTGTTGGCTCTGGTCAGATTCGGGACAACAATATTATTACGGTTACGCTTGATAGCACGATAGCGAATCAATCTGGAACAGCACTAGGAACGGATTACGAATGGTCTTTTTCAACTACTTACGATCCGTTGTACTGCACGGTGCGTCGACTTAGGCTGGCAATTGGGGCTTTTATTTCTGATGTTCCCGATGACACGTTGAACCTAGCGATCCACGTAGCCTCATTGGCTGCAGATGAATTAACCTGGAACAGCGAGAACAACGATGATAGCTATTATCAATTTGCTCGCGAGATGTGGACCTGTTGCAGGGCACAAGAGATTCTACTCACTAATACGTTGGGTGGATCTGGTTCACTCAAGTCCAAAAAGTTGGGCGATTTGCAAGTTGAATACAATACCTCAAGTGATACCAATTTCCCCCTCCAGAGAGCCCTAGATTGTCAGGCAAAGTGGGAGGGAGTCCTACTGGCCGGAGGCCAGCAGGTTCAGAAGGCCGTGGGCGTTACCAAGGGCCTTTTGGATACAGATCGACCTCCTGTTGGCAGAGGATGGTATCATTCGGCAGACAATGTTACCCACCAAGTTCCTGTTGGTAATGCTAGGGTACTATTTAACAATCACAGTAGATATCGCAAGCATTATAGGGAATCTCTGCGGACCAGTCGTGGTCGACGCGGATGGTGGGAGCGTTAATCATGCCCGAAGACCTATACGAAAAAACAACCGGAAACCTCAATTATTATGGTACTTCAACTACCGGTTCTGAGCCCAATATGCGCAATGAGCTCATCAATACGCTCGATGGCTCGTTTCCAGAGGTCGCCAAGAAGCAGACTGGGTTACTGCGCCAGATGCGCTTGGATAGCGATGGAGAGTTAATTCCCTGTGAATGTGTTGATGAAATTACCCATGAGCCCGACAAAGACCGGTTTTGTCCTGTCTGTTTTGGAGAGGGTTATATGTGGGATGAGGCTCAAATTACCTTTTACAGAACCTTGGAAGATTCTGATATTGATAACATTTTGCGCGACAAGCTCTATAAGCCGGGCTTGATAAATCACCCACTTGTAGTATTCTATGTTAGATACAGCGATACTATTCGCAAACATGACAAGATAGTTGAGTTAGAGCTGGATGATGATGGGTCTGTTTCAGATCCAATGACACGCAGGGCCATCCACAAGATATCTGTTGTTTGGGATTATCGTTCAGATAATGGGAAACTTGAGTATTATAAAGTATTTGCGCACGATCAGGATGTGAAGTACTTAAATGCTCCGTCATATGAGGATGTATAATGCCTTTCGAATCGGTGCTCAGAACAGACATCCTGTCGGAGGATCTTACAACTGATCAGCGTAGGGTTTCAGTAGTTGCGGAACATCAATTTAAGAATATCGTTTCGCATGCAGAACGTTTTACAAGAACTACCTCGCCAGAGCCTGCCAAAACGATTGTGGAGACTATGGCGTTAATTAAACAAGCAATTGAGGATTATGACAACCAACATCATACAACAGAAGATGCTAAAGTTGTTCTGCTGTATGAAGAGCCAGCAAAGTTAAAGCAATTAGAAGCCATTACTATCAAACTGATCAAGAGAGAGCCAGGAATGTATGGGCAAGGAAGCCCATTCGAAAACTCAACCAGACAGTTGAAGCCTATTTTGCGTGAAGTAAAAGACGACACCGAGGAACCGGGCTATAAAAGGGCGGTCTTGGGTCAATTTTACGATAACATGCTTCGACTAACTTGTTGGGCTCGAACAAACAAGACAGCGAACGATAGGGCGTTGTGGTTGGAGACTGTAATGGAGGACTATGCATGGTTCTTTGTGTACAGTGGGGTAAATAGGATCTTGTACCAAGGTCGAGGTCCTGAAGAAACAATCAAGGTGGAAGACAATTATGTATATGGTCGAGCAATCGATTATTACGTTAGGACGGAGAAATTGCGCAGTATTAGCCAAAAAGAACTTGAGGAAATCGTGGTAAGACTAGCATTGTCTGCAGGGATTTCCACTTAAACAAGGAGGCAACCTTACATGTCGTTTGAAAATTTGCCTGGCATTTTTCCAAATTGGATTGATGGCAATCTGCAAATTGCATCCGTCAACGAGAATCCCGTAGTGTTGGTTCTCGGTACGTCTCCTCGGGGAGACACGGAAACGCTTTATAAGGTCAACAGTGTATCTGATGCAGCCCGTGTATTCGGGCGTAGCGATGGTACCCTGGTTCGTGGTCTTTATGAAGTTGTTGCCGGTGGAGCCGAGAATCTACGTTTATTGCGTGTGGGTGCAACGGCTGCTTCTTTGAGCAATGTTGGTGGCGGTATTACCATCACCACCGTATCGAAAGATTATGATTCTGGTACTGACTATAATGTATTCTGGGATGATGCAGCAGGTCGGTTGCGTGTATGGCGTGCGTCTGACGACGAACTCGTATACGACAACAACCCGACGTATCCTTCTGCAGCAATAGATCTATATGAGGTATCTGTAACTGGATCAGCATCTGGAAATCCGGGGGATATTGGTACCCTGTCATCGCCGTTGACTCTCAAGGCGGCCCATGGTGTTAGTGGCGCTTCTTATAGTGCCGGCACCGATGGCATTACCTTGAGTCGCATGGAGCTTTTTGAAGCCCTGTATCGTGCATATGTAGTATTACAGAATGAAGATCTAGATGTTGTTGTTCCTCGGAACGTATATTTAGATGATTCAAATGTAAAAGATATGACTACGGCACAGGTTGTGACGCTGAATACGAGTGCTCCATGGGCCCTCACGTCTGCTTATCCAGAACCCGGTTCGTCCTACGATGCTCTTGGCAAAGTATTTGCTCAAGAGTATGAGGGCGAATGGTACTTCTGGTGGGATATGGATAATGACGGCGTAGCCGAAATTTTTCCTTCGGCCGGTTCGGCATCCGCATCAACGGATGCTAACGGTACGGCTCTTGAGGCTGCAGATTTTCACGAAGCTAACTTCGGCTATCAATTAGCGGATTTTTGCTACACTCAATCAGAAGATAACGCTGAGATGATCGGTGTTATCGGTATGTTGCCGCCAGCTAGCTGGGCTTTGAAGGATGTAAGTAATTGGATCGGTGAACTTCCAACTTATACGGAAGACTCTTCGGGCAACTCTGTAATCTCTGCTGCTGCCGATAATGGTTCGGGTCTACTTGGTAACAAGTGGATGGCGGGTCGTAAAGGCAATAGTAGCACTGGATTACCTGGCCATATCGTCAGCGGTATCGATGGACTTGCTTATGGTGGGTTTATCGCAACTGATAATGGTTGGCCAGATGGTTCTCAGCAAGAGGATCGCAATGAGCATCTGATCGACATTGGTAAGTATATCTCTGTCGTAGGTGCACAGGCGGTACTTGCCAATCCAACGAATCCAACTTCATATGCTGCTAGTGGCGCGTCTGTTTATGCCGGATTGATCGCATCACTGCCGGCTAACAGTGCTCCAACCAACAAGCTCCAGCCCGGAGTCAGGCTTCCCTTTAGGATTAGCGTGGCCAAGCTGGATAGTCTTGCTGGATTGGGCTATGTAATGTTTCAACGTAAGACCAAGGGTATCGTCGTTGCTGACGCTCCGACGGCATCCCGCCCAGATAGCGATTATCAACGGTTGACCACCGTACGTATTGTTAAGGCGACTATCGACGCAATACGTAATGTTGGCGACAAGTTTATTGGAGAACCGATTACTGGTGCGAGGCTTGCGGCTCTGGAGACCGCAATTAATCAGTCCCTGGTGAAATTGCAGAAACTTGAGTTCCTGCAAAGATTCCAGGTTGCTGTAACCTCGACACCTACGCAGCAAGTACAGGGTAAAGCGGACGTCGAGATGATCCTCGTCCCGGCCTTTGAGCTGCGTCAAATCACCGTGTACGTGTCGCTCGCGGCACAATAGGGAGGATAACTAGATGCCTACTCAGGGAAGTCCTTATGCAAGAAGTTATAACAGTTTCTCTGGCGTGGATATTAAGGCTGTCTTCGCTAACAAGGTGATTGGTGAACTCCAGGCCATCAGTTACTCCATTACTCGCGAAAAAGCACCGGTTTATACGATGGGCTCTTCAGATCCACGTTCTTTCTCTCGTGGAAAGCGCGGAATCGCTGGCACGCTCGTATTTATCGTGTTTGTTTGCCATGTACTACTGTCAACGCTTGGTGGATACAGCACTGACGGTGGATTGAAGTTTCAGTCCGATATCGATGATATTAGACCGGAATTTCGCGACCAGACAGAGGTCGGCGGAACCGTGGGTTCTGCAGGCGGGCTTTCGTCCGTATTGCAGGGAACCAGCGGAACCTCGGCTGCTGATACGATTGATAACCAAGAGAGTCCTCTCACTAGCGTGGGTTCGGACCAAGAAATTGCTACCGCATGGTATGCTGACCAAATCCCGCCCTTCGACGTGACTTTGGCAGCTGCTAACGAATACGGTGCTCTCGCTGTAATGCGTATCTTTGGCGTCGAGCTACTCAACGAAGGCTATGGCGTTTCGATTGATGATATCGTTTCGGAACAGCAACATACATATGTTGCCCGGACAATTATCGGTTGGACCCCAGTGCCGAGTGCTAACGCTGAGACCATTGCATCGCAGGGCGGAGTGAACACTAGTTCCTAGTGCTAACTCAGCAACAGTCTAGAATAGCCCCCTGGGGATTGACCTGGGGGGCTTTTCTTTTAATATAGAAGAGGTAGCTTTTCCACATTTTATTGCTATCCTAAACTTGGTGGTGTAAATGGGCTTTAGCTTTGGTAAAATCAGCAAAAGTAACTATGATTACTTAATTGGCGACGAATATAAGTTTACGGGCACTGTAGTTGCAAACGGAATCAGCTACAGCGGCGCTGATATTAAAGTCGTAGTTAATGTATATCAGGAAGCACTACAGCGACTCAGAAAAGAAAGCGATGAGCTACTAGCTGAACGTCAAGAATATCAAGACTTTGCAGATCAAGAGTGGCAGAACCGCAAGAGAGCTATCAGGGAGCTTCAGGCTCTTAAGCCGGGAACCCAGGAGCGAAACCGTAAAGCGGGAGAAGTAGCTGCCCATGATTCAAACTATGAAAATGCCAAAAAGGCTGCAGATGCCCTAGATTCTCAACATAAAAGTAAATATCAAGACTTAGATAAGCCTCCCACTAAGGTTTTGGCTGAAGCGCAAACGTTGTCTATTTCAACTTATCGCGAAAAGGTTGGCGTAAGGTCATTGGGATCAACATACCCTAAAGCGTTTACCCGTGGGCCGCGTCAAATCGCAGGCAGTCTTATTTTTACAGTATTTGATCGAGATGTGCTTTATGATTTTCTAGAAGCGCATCCGTCAGATTTTGATTCAAATACAGCGTCCTCAGCCATCATGGACCAGCTACCACCTGTTGATATTATTGTATCGTTTGCTAACGAGATTGGGTCTGTCTCGCGCATGGCCCTTTATGGAGTAGAGTTTATGAGCAGCGGACAGGTGATGTCGATTGAAGATATGCTAACTGAAAACACTGTTAATTATGTGGCGCGCGATTTTGATCCAATGAGTCATGTTGGCGTGGTTGATCTTACCAAGAGCAACGAAGATCAATTTATTTGGCATAGCAAAAAGGCCAGTGACCTTTTGTACGAGGATGACTATGAGGAGATTCGATCTGCCGTAGATCCTTTTGAGCGTTTTCGTCGACGGCGCAACCCATTCTTATAGGAGTGTCTTAAATGCCTAGACCGCCATTTACAGCCATACATGATATGGACTACTTTTCTGGTAGCCAAACATTTCTATATATTGGTGACGTTTTGGTTGATGAGGTCACCTCTATTCAATATAGCTTAAGTCAGACTAAGGCTCCTATCTATGGTTATGCTTCTCAGATGTTTGACACTGTTGCTGTTGGACAGGTTGGCGTGTCGGGAAACTTTACAGTGAACTTCAAAGAGGCTGGATATCTCTGGGCAGTATTGCGGCGCTATTTTCAAATTGCAGATTCAGGTATTACATTTGGGGGACCCAAATCTGGATCTGGAAAAGCTGAGGATCGCCTATTAAAGAATTATGAAAATGCACGGGTTGAGGCAGGGGGCTCACGGTCCCAGTTAGACGAAACACGTCGTGGTGTTTTGGGTTTAAATAAGCCCCTAGTTGGATCCAGGGGTAGTCGTATATCTCTGGCATCTATTGAGCGCCTATTATCTGGCGACGCCAATCGCGATGAGCGTTATGATTTTTATCAAAGCATTGCTGGCTATGCAACGTTTGACCAGGATAGTCCCCGAGATAAGGCCTTCGAAGATCTAATGGAGGTTTTTGAAGACCAGGTATGGGGTTCCAGTACGAGCAATGAGGACCTGATCAATCAATTGCGCAGGGCAGACGATAACAGGTTTGATGGCTTTGATATCTATATTGTGTACGGCAACTACCAAAACGAGATGGCCAACCATACTGTGCGTAAGATCGTAGGGGCCCATATTACCGGACAAGCACAAATGGTACAGATTGATGGACAGCCACTACAGGAACAATATACATTTTTGGCCCAAACTATTGTATAGTTATTTTATTTGCATAAGTTAGCGAAAAATGCTACTTTGTTAGAACCAAACTACGGAATACAGGAGAATATAATGAGCGAAGAAGCAACCGTGCAAGAGCAAGAAGCACCACAAGAACAGGCACCTAACCTTATGGCATTACTCAAAGAATTCAAGGGTGCCCCAGACCAGGCGCAGATTGATGCTTGGAAACAGCAGTACGGCGAAGTATTTATTTCTGGCTTTTCAGAGGATGAGGTTTTTATTTGGCGTCCCATCTGTAGACCAGAGTATATTGAGGTACAGACAAAGCTGCAGGATCCAAAGAACGATCTCAATCAGTGGGATCTAGAGGAGCTGATTTGTGACACGGCTGTGCTCTGGAAGTCCAAAGATGTTGATTGGAAAACCGGAAAAGCTGGCACCCCACAGAGCCTTTCAGAACAGATTATGTCTAACTCGAACTTTATGTCGCCTCAAGCTGCCAGCATGTTGGTTGCAAAACTGTAATGATTGATGTCATATCGTCAACTAGTCGATACGCGCCGTCACTACGGCGGTGTTTATACTACATCTTTTGAGGATGGGTTAATAGTTCCTTGGAAACCCCTATCCCTAGGGGATTATATTCAATATGATGTAGATATTCAGCGCAAGTTTATCCCTCCATCTGTAATTGAGGATGAGATCTTTCGCAAATGTGTCCTCGACCCGAGGATCGTAGAAGACATTCATACCTATCGAGCTGGACTAGTATCCACAGTCGTTCAGACTATCTGGCAGTTTTCTGGTCCTACTAGTGGGCCTAGTTTTCAAGAAGATATTGAACAAACGCGTCTCCTTATGGCTGGTGGCAATTCAGCTATCTTGCATCAGTGTAGCGAAATTATAGCTACAGCTTTTCCGTATAAGCCAGAAGAGATCTATGCCATGGACTATCGTACATTTTTGACCAGACTCGTACAGGCTGAATCCAAAATGTTAAAAGTTGGTCTACTTAAAGAGCCCGTATCTATCACACAGCTTGACCAGGAGCCCCAAACAAAACAGGCTCCGAAATTTGCCAATCTTAATAAGCCAGACATTGATGCCAAGAGACTATGGGAGCAGCAGCAGCCAAAGCCTGTAGTCCAGAAACCCAAGAGTGAGCCTAAAGCTGCAGGCGGCAAATGGTGGAAGGTATCCCCTATCTTAGAAGCTAAAAAGAAACACAATGTGAATTTTGGGGCAGAAACCAAGATGACAGAACAATTCTTGTTAGATAGCCACGAAGCCCGTGAGCCTGAAGAAATGCGTCGTTACCTCATAGACTCCAAAATTGGCAAAGTTCGTGATAAGATGATAAAACAGGCTCAGGATATGTATTCTGATGTCATCAAGCAGCTGGAATCTAAAAAGAAGTAGGTGTCGTGATTGCCTCCATTTCAGCCCTATACATATGGACTCAGTTCCAACCAGCCGGTAGCGCTGGCTGAGGACAGTTTAACTAGGGCTGAGGCAAGTACGCGTACGTATTGGGATGCCGGCCCGCAGCCACTATCTAACCCTCTAGAAGACCAACTATCTGGCTTAGCTTCTTTTGGTCTGGGCGTTGGGGCATTAGCTGCCGCTGGTCGTATGCAGTTCGGCCAGCAGCGTGGATGGGACTTTTATGCCCGTTTTATTCGGACAGTTGAAGAGTTTTCTCCTGGTCGCGTTTTACGAACCTTTCAGCTAAGCCACCTAATTTCTCCCCTTGAGACGGCCTCAAGGCAACAAAGGTATATTTCTGGCGCAGTTTTACAAGACCTGGCTCAGCGCAAGGGAGGGAAAGACTTCCTGCGTTATATTGCCAGGTTGACAGGCAGAGATCCGCAATTCCTTGATGATATTCTAAGCTACGGTATCCGATTTGAGGGCGGCAAGCTTTTTCTAGGCAAAACGAATAAGGTCATTCTGAAACATGCTGCTGTTATCAGATCTCCTGCATTTGCAGCTCCTGCGTTCCAGATGGGTTATGTGAGATCTGCATTAGGTGGCCCTGCCGCTGACGATATTTTCAAGAGCATGATTAAGTTTCGGGGGGTCACGGGCCGACCCGAGCACGAGTCATTTCTCTTTATTGGAGGCAAAACAAGAGCACAGGCATGGCGTCGTTATCTTTTTGGATATGGCACAACTCTAGTTGAGAGAATGAACCAGTTGGCACGAGCACCCTTCGAGCTCGAGCCCTTTGCTACCATCATGCACAAGGTGCCTATTTTGCGTAGTTTGCGCCTGGGTGTGGTTCCGTCGAGTGGCCTCAAGACACTTGGTAAACTAACTGGAAAACTGGGCATCCTTGGTTTTGCCGCAATGCTGGCCTATAAGGAACTCGATTATCAGGCTAGAAAGTCTGAATTTCTTGACAAGACTCTTCTTGGGGAAGGTATCACAGCTGGCATTGGTAAGCTAGTAACGCAATCTAATCTTGCTGCTTCGCGCATCGCAGAATACACGGGACTACAAGATTATCGGGAATGGCAAGAAAAGATTGCTCCTGGCAGTACCAGCCTAACTAAATTGGCCGCTTTTCCGATTATGGGTGCATTGGGTGCCTCCTGGATGGGGTATGGAAGGCGCATACATGAACAATTGAAGTTTCAGCGCATGGGCCTGTCCATGAATGAAGCCGCTATGGCCACAGCAGCCCAAAGCGATGCCTTTATGGCTGCTATTTATGGAAGGAAAAAGAAGCGTCCATCATATCTACCCTCTCAGGCACAGCAGATCATACATCAACAAACAGAGAAGCGAGTAGCTGGCTGGGAAGGCAAGATGGCCAAGTTGGTTGCAAGTATGCAGGATGGGCGACGAAAGGGCCTGACCGGTACTTTAGCCCGTATGATGGGACAAATGACCCCTAGCAAAGTTCATGCGATCTTGGGCATAGGTGTGGGTTTTGGACTTATACTTCCATTTTTGCCTGGAGCATTGTTGCCATCAGAAAGACCAGAAGAACTAGAGGCCCTTTACGCTGGCCGCAAGAGGGTTCCGGTTCGCAAGGGTCGATGGTGGGAATTTGGACGTTCCCCGTATGAAGGTAAACGGGTCCAATACTATAGGCAGCACTGGTATCCGCGCATGCTTACCCGGGCTAGAGAAAAAGCTATTTATGGCGAAGATATGTCGCCGTTTGAGAGATTTTTTCACGAGAATTTCACCTATGAGCTTGAAAAGAAACATTATTATGAAAGGCCCTATCCGGTAACGGGAACAGCATTTGAGGATATTCCATTCATAGGGCCGGTATTGGCAGCCACCATTGGGCGTTTCTTTAAGCCCCCTAAGTTAATGCATACAGAGGACTGGATGCGCGTAGGGGCAGAAGGTGAAGAATTAACCGTTAGAATGCCTGAAAAATATGGTTATGAGCCTGTTGCTGAAGAGGTCGGCGGAGAGCTACCCCAGGGATCTCCTATCTCTCCCTACGGGGCCAAGGGGGTTGTCGGCGAGCAGATTTACCGTATGACAGAAATGATTGGTTTGCCTGGTTTTACCATGACAGCCATAAAAGAGGCCATCACAGGAGAATCTGATACTTTTGCCCAGGAGATGCAATTAGAGTCTGCTCGTAGACTGTACGGCGCAGAGAGGGCTTATTGGGATCTTGAATTAGGTGGCGGGATAGGCACCACAGAGCTTGTGCGACGCCTGTATCCACATAGGCGACGTCAGATACCCATGTATAATCCGATCCGGAACCGTATGCCAGAATGGCTCCCAGGGGCCGGAGAACGCGCTCCAGACTTCTTAAAGGGTGATCCGTATGCGAAGGTCCAAGAAGGGGAATTAAGGCTTCCTGGGCCGGGCTACGCAGCCCTATACCCAGAGTTGGAAGGGGTTGCATATGAGGATTATCCTCTGATCCATAGATTTGCTATTTTGGCAGACGTGGCCCCATATACAGAACGATTCAAACAGATTGAGCGTCAAGTAAGGGCAAGCATCAAAAGGAATGAGCTTTCTGAGCAAGAAATTGCTATATATCGCGAGCGGATGGAAGAAGTTAAGGCTCGCAAAGTAAGAAAACAATTTTCCCCCTACAAGTACAGGGAGAGAAAACTGAGTGTTCCCGAGATGATACTGGCTGAAGCCAATGAATTAGAGAAGGAGAAGGCTGAGGAGGTTTCACTAATGGAAGAGGTCTTTGGTAGTTATTGGGAGACCTTGGCTCATGAATCTGAAACCCCACTTGAATACCTGACTCCAATTAGTCCAGGAGCAAAGCTAATTCATATGAGGACTGCGGTCGAAGATTATGAAAGAACAGTAGCATACGGAACAGAAAATGCATTCTGGGGACATCCCATCAGAGACTTCTTTAAGCCGTTTGCTGACACCATGAAGCATGCTCTTGGCTGGGAGGGCGAGCCCAGTCAAGTATCGCAAATGCGTGAATTAGAAGAGTATTTTGACATTTTAGAATATGTGAAGTACACCGCCCTCAAGCGACAGGCTGCGCGCCAACAGGATGAGGAAACTGTTGCCGACATGGAGCAAAAACGTCGCGAAACTCTATTTGGGATTAATCCATATACGTATAAGTTTTCCCAAATTTTTCGAGCACTTCCAAGACGCGAGCGAGACTATTTCAATGCTTTTGTAGAAGCAGATATGGAGGAGCGTGCCCAGATTATTGGCATGGTCCCGGAAAATGAACAGGCACTTTATATAGCGCGGTGGCAATTGCGTGATGCAGATAACCTACGCAAGGCTATTAAAAAGGGCCTTTTGACTGAAGATCAGGTTGAACAGGCCAGGCAGACACTCAACGAATTATATCGCAGTCGCGATGTTGAGGGAATGCCAACCAGCAAAGAACTATGGGTGGAGTATCTGGCGACGCGCTTAGACGGAGAGAGTTATGCTGACTGGTATAGGCGCCGATATTTGTTGGCTGAAAAGTTGGATGGACGCATGCTTCCAGGGCCCGATTGGAAAGGATGGCATCCATCAGTTGACCTTGAGGATATCAAGTTAAAGATTGTTCAAGATGAAGGACGCAATATGTTTGAATACGATTTATGGCCAGATCGTGCCAGGATGGTTGCAAGGCGCCCAGCAGTAGAAGAGGCCGCAGAAGAATTACGTGGTACACTGAGTGAATCTGATGTGCGCTCTCGTATGCAGAATATCTTAGAAGCACACGGACTTGGCACGTCGCATGTGTCAGTATTACCGACACTTGGAGAATCTGTGGTAGATTTAGATATTACAGAGAACAGAGATGCGGAGCTTATTAGTATTGCAAGAAAGCAATTACTAAATTAGGGGGATCATTATGAATGTTATGGACCATGTATTTGGAAAACATGCTTCAGATATCTCCAGATACTTTTCAGAGTCGCGTAATTGGTTCTCTGAGGTTACAGACAAGACTTTAACTGCAGCGAATAAGGCAGTCCAGATGGGCAAGTCTCCCATTTTGGGAGTAAAACCAGTAGCATTAGGCGGCGCAGCAGCTGTAGCGCTAGCTGTCGCTTTGAGCGATCCTCCAGTAACGGCTGGTTCTGCTCCACGCGTGCAACCAGACCTTAAGAGTGGCACTGGTGGTTCTAGCCTAAAGCTGAATATGGGTGTTCATCCAGGTTCAGCCAACTCGCCCAGGGCACCAATTCCTCCAAATCCAGCTCGCATGGGCAATACGGCTCGTATAGCTGGTCCGGATACTGCTGGTCGAATGCGCGATGAACGGTACCGGGTTAATGTGCGTGGAACTTCAGAGGGCAGCGTAAACTATAATGTCTTGGCAAACGATATTAACAACTCTTTGGGCGGCAATGTCACCGTTAATACTAGGATTTCTGATTCAAGAAGGTCTTTGACCGCACAGAACATCAGTGATATTCTAGCAAGAGGATAATCGAGGGGTCTAGTTGGCTAATCCTAAAGAAGTATCACAAGTTACTGACTTAATGGTTCCGGCATCACGACCTGGTGTGGTTGCGGGAGAACAAGATACCTGCATCATTAACGACGTTATGCTACAGATTCCCCCTCAGAGAATCAGGGTTAGCAAACAATCGTTGAACTATGAATGGCATACCCTTCGGACCACATTTGCCCAGAAAGCCAAATCGGGTCACGGCAAGGTATTGATTACGCTAGATCTAATTTTTGAGGGCAATGCTGCAATTAACGGGCAAATGCGTCCGTTAATCGCCGGCCTGAGGGCCACGCCCTTTTGTGTCTGTTATAACAAATATCTACAAGATTCTCTTATGGGTATGGAGAATGCGAAATACCTTTCAGAAAGCAAAACTCAATATAAGCACCTGAGACCGTTAGCATTGGCTGTCACCGGGATGCATGTCCAGACTATTGAAGGGCATCCCGAAAGTGTCCGCGTAGTATTAGAGTTTATATGGTTTAATTACTCTCCTTATATGCCAGTGTGGGCGTATAAAGTAGGAGAGCTGCATGATAGGCCAGGTACTGCGAATAAGTCTAGTCTCTGGAAGAAATTTTATGAGCCTTTTATGTACTCACGCCATAAAATTGACTGGCCTCATCAGCCCGGATCTCGGAATAGCAAGACATCTATTTTCTTTCGCGAATTCGCTACATTTCCACGAGTTAATGCATCAGGCTATCGTGCCGTAAGACAGCTTCTTGAATTACTCAAGAACAATCCGACTGTAGTTATTCAAACACTTAACAAGGTATTGGCTGATGAAGAGATTGAGTGGACTGATCAGAATATTTTTGATGTTGTATATCGAGAACTAGCTAACAACAAAAATGTCAACGAGGAAATTCGCAAACGAATGAAACAAAGTTCGCTGCGCAACGGGATGATCACTCGTGCTGCAGAGGGCAAGGCCAAAGATGCCCTGAGCGCTATCGCAAGAGACACATACAACGATTCTGTTACCGGACAACACTCTTGGTCTCAGATGAGAGAAAAAGAAGTTGAGGATGCTATTCGCGAGCTCACAAAGAGACAGGAGGATGCTGCTCAGCAGGAAAAGATGTTGCAGTATCTTGGAGTTAGCAGCGAGAACTCGAGCGAATATAAAAAACTAGATACCTTTAGTTTATCTGGAGAGGTGCCCCATCGTGGAAGCCAGCTATTCATTGGAGGGTTTGATGTATATGGGCGCAAGAACAAGCTAGACATTGTCCCTGAAACCGGCTTTATTATTGAATCTATTGCTGTGACATTTTCTAATGCTTTGGCTGTAATTCCGATGATGGCCTATAGATATCCTACAGCCCAACATATTGGCAGTAATGACGTAGAAGTATCGATGGTACTTAATTGCACTAATGATGCTGCGCGTAGGCTGCAGGCATTATATGATGTCATAGAGGCTACGTCACTCAAGTATAAGATGATCCCGCAGGGATTTTTAAATCCGTGGATTTATAACGACCTTATTAATTTCTTTGGCCTAAAAGAGTTCTTGACCAAAAATTTAGTTATCGAAACTTACCCAGGTCAGCCCGGGCGCAGTCGTGCTATCTTAACCCTTTCTCATGCCGGAGTACTCAGTTCCTCTGGCCTTAGGGACCCAGAAGCTTTAGTGCAGGAATACATTTCTACCTCTAGTACAGTTCAGGGGCGCATGAATAAAGTATTCAGTTCCCTGATTCGAGAAAAGGGCCAGACCGATAGTTTGCTGACACCTGCTTCTTTAAAATACTACTTTATTGAACCCAAGATCAATAAGTTCAATCCTCGTTATGCTGCAATAGGCAATTTATTGCAAGACTATTGTGATGAGTATAACGGGTTTCTAAAGAGGGTTCACGGCGTGATGTGGGAAATGCCAGAAGAGGGCACTGGTGCTGGATCTTATGCTCCAGTGGAAGCTGAAGCTGAGGGCCTGGATCAAGCTAATTATAATGCACTCATGGATCTGGTTGAGTTTTCTTCAGAGCATGGTTTTATTGCCAATATCAATAGAATTCAAAATTCAGTTACTGATCGAGATTCAGCTATGAACGCTGAGGCTCAGTCTAGGGCTCGTACACGAAGGGCTCAAAGCGTAGACCAGATTACGAAACAGAGACGTCGATATCGGTCACTTAAAAGAGTATTCGGTATTGATGACAAGGGTCGGAAGGATTGGATTGAGCTTAATAAGCAGGCATATAATGTTGCTGATCCGAATTTTGATTTTCTCAAGAAGGTCTATCTCAACAAGTATCAGGAAGGCATCCAGCGTGCATTTGATACCATTATGAAGCAATATCCGGATCATCCAGATTTTGCTTCTGTGTTTCAGGTTATTGAAGATTCTCCTTTACGCAAGGGAACGATGACATATATGGATTTTCGTCCACAGATCAAATCTGTATATGGATATGTTAATCCATCAGAAGGGATTACCCCCTCAAAAAATAGGCGTGGCGGCACTGTCAAAGAAGAGGAACTGATCCAGTTTAATCCAGATCTATATTTGTACTACCCCGTATTTGATGGGGGGATTGTTAATCTATCTGAAGGCAAGATTATTGATTCTGATGTCATCAACAAAGCTAGAAAACTTAGTTTAAAGACATTTGACGAGGCGCAGCAATCTACCAATGATTGGTTTAAGGGTAACTACTTATCTAGCTTACGTAATGCATCGATTTCTCAGCCATACGATAATCTCGAAAAGCGACTAAAGAATGGAGAGTTGCAGGCTCCTTTTTATGAGGGGGAGTCTTGGAAGAACTCAACAAGAACCACAGATATCCAGAAGACTGTTGTTGTAGATGATCTTAAGCAGGGGCATATCAACTATCCTCGACCCGGTATCATGCGTGGTCAAAACGAGATCAGCGTAGCCAATACGATGTCAGCATTGTGGCAAGGCGCGGATGCTGGAGCTAAACCCTATAAGCCAAGCGATAGACAACGTTCATCGCCACCAGTCTCCGGAACAACTAAAGAGAGAGCGAAACGCATCTTTCCTTATGTAAAGCAAGCAGCACAGAAATGGGATTTAGATCCTGGGCTTATTTATGCTGTTATCGAAAAAGAAAGTGGCGTTGGTCGCAATATGGGACCTAACCAGGTAACCGCTACTGGGTATATGCAGTTATTGCAATATGAGATCAATCCGCGAACCAGGAAACGAGATGTTCCAAGTGAAGCACAGCAATTTGCTACGCAAAGAGGACAGACCCTATTGGATCCTGGAACCAATATAGATCGAGGCTGTTTTCTCTTGAATCGCTATTCTAAGAGGGCCTCCAAGAAGGGATTGCGCAGAGGTAGTAACGAGCATACAGAGCTGTTATTGGCATATTATAATATGGGTCCCGGTATCGTTGACCAATGGCAAAGCGCAAAAAAGAAAACAGCTCGTGGACAATCTTTGTCTAGCAAAGAAGAGCGTCGCATTGGCGAACCCCCCGAGACTGGTGGACAATCAGGTGGTTTCGGATCTGTAGCATCCCCTACGGGGCTTATTCCGCTGCGCACATACAAGCGCTACACAAACAAGATTATGTCTAATGTGCCTAAGTGGCGCAAGTTTGTAGCTGAGCAGAATGCGAAGTCTGGGACCCCGTCTGCGTCACAACAAGCACGCATAGATCGTGGTAGGGAACAGGCGCTTAATACAGATGTCACCTCTAGTACCCTGTCTCCTATTACTGAGGCCATTAAATCATTCGAAGAAGACCTCTATCATGGTCAGGCTCAGAGCCTGATACGTGCCTATCCAGCATTTAAGTTATATTTTATCGAAGATGATAGCCAGGAAAAGCGTTTAGCCTTCGATGATTTTTTCAGCTATAACGCTGTGCAGTCTATTCGTGTAGTGAGAAGTCGCAATATCCCCGCCGACATGTGCGAGATCGTATTAACTAATATATCTGGCACCCTTACCAATCGTAAATTTCGCCAGGGCCGCGATGGTGGCTCCGCCCCAAGGGATTCTTCTGGTCGTATCGTACAAGAAAGTATTAACCCTAGTCTTTCTGGAACCTCCATGGAGAATCCGATTGCATCCCTATTGCTTCGCGAGGGAACACATATTTCTTTAAGGTTGGGTTATTCTAATGATCCAGATAGGCTTGAACTAGTCTTTACTGGCGTTATTACAGAAATCGAATTCTTGGGCTCAGAAGATTTGATTCGCATTTTAGCTCAAAGTTACGCCATTGAGCTCGTACAAGATATCAAGGGCTTTGAAAAGCCGAAAAAGGTAGGCTCTTGGGAAATACTCGGCTGGGGACCTGCTGGACTTCAGGATGCATCGACATCTAAAGTTCTAGAAGAGATGATTACACAGCCAGAGGTTGTCCACTTTGGGCGATGGAAAGCATTGGCACAAAATGCGACGCCTCTACGCGAGTTGCTTACGAACAAATATCACTATGTGCCCACACCACAGGACGATAATATTTTCGCACCACCTCCAGAAATGGAGTCTGAGGTGCTTTTGAATGAGGGCTGGTTTATTGATTCAACTAGTTATGTAATCTACCGAACAACCATTTGGGATATCTTTCAGGAAATGACGCTCCGTCATCCCAATTTTGTTGCTTTGCCTGTTCCTTACAAGGGTAGGGATACAGAGCGAATGACTATGTTTTATGGTTTACCTAATCAGTTGTATTTTGCACGTGATGCCGACTATAAAGAAGAGAGCGCATCTAATGTCCTTAGGGACCGCATCTCATATCTTGAGCGTAAACAGAAAGAGGCAAAGGCTGTTTCTAGTGGACTCTATAGGATGGAGGGATCTAACTGGGGCCCTGGCAAGCGCAAGGCTACCGATGATGAAGAGGCACGCGAATTAGCGGCGAAGTTTACAGCTGAATCTATCGGGCGTACCATAGATCGTATTAAAAATCAGAGATTGAGACTTGCCAAGAGGTCTGGGTATATTAAGCCATTTAGAAACTACCATTTATTAACCAGCGACTATCATATTATCTCTAACAATATTCAGGCTAATGCTCGTGATGTGGCCAATACGATTGTTGTTCAATATGGTGCAGACGCCGATCCTTCTGAGATAACCAGCAGTATTGGTGGAGGGGAAGTTGCTGTGGCGGGTGCAGACGAAAACGTAACTGTTAAACTGGATTCTGCTCTGCCAACAGAGGAGATTCGGACGCAAATCGCCCACTTTCTTAACGTGACAACGGAGGATATGGCCAAGCGCTATGGGCTTGGAATGCTGCTCAGGAATGTGCGCGATATCTATAAGGGCGAAATTGCGCTAATTGGCAATCCCAAGATTAAGCCTTGTGATATCTGCTATCTTTTTGATCAATACAACGACATGATTGGTCCAGTGGAAGTTGAGCAGGTTACACACGTGTTTGATTTTCAACACGGATTTCGCACAGAGGTCAAGCCAGATATGTTTGCCCAAGTAGGAGAATGGGCCCTATTAAGTACAGCTGATGCAATGGGTGTAGTTATGGAAGGGGCCCTCAAGCATGTCTTTGGAAGTAGTGTGCTAGGAAGTGGGGCTGGTCGCGCTGTTTTATCTGGGCTCAAATATGGCTCTCGGGCGGCAGCATTCTTTGGTCCAGCGGGCCTTATTGCTGCTGGTGCGGTACACTATATAGGCGGGTTTATGAGCCAGGCCATTGTAAACTTTACACAAATGGGTTATCCGCTGGTACTCAGTCCACTACAACATCGCGGACGCGTATTTGCGGGTGGCGTGCCTACTAGTAAGTTGCCAAAATCTATGTGGAATCGTATGTTTGGCGAATGGACGCCAATGGCAGAACAGGGTTTTGCGATGTGGGCAGAAGATAAAGTTGATGAAGTCATGGTTGGACTCAAAAAGCTGGGTGGTCTTTGGGGTGGTGGCTATTCTGAGGGCGATTTCTGGAATGATGGGAATACTTTAAAAGTTAAGTAGGTGACAAAATGTCTAGTACTGGTACAGTAAATAGAAGGGTAATTGCCGGCACAACGCTGATGAGTGAGCGTCAGCGCAGCGTGGACGGAGAGATGGTTTCTAATCCAGCGATGCTGGAGGGGCTACACGCTCAATTTGGAAATATCTCAGAAGTGCATCCGGCAATGTCGTGGGTGAAAGCGAAAGATAATAAAGGCATTCCAATTGGGGATCCTCGCAAATGGATTCCCCTTAATCATTCGGCCAAAGAATTGGCGGAGAGATTTGGCAAAGTAACTATTGGGATGAGGGTGCTAGTTATCTACAAGGGACCCAATGTAAAAGACGCGAGCGCATTTATTGTTGCCGAAACTGCTATCAAGAAACCGGTGGCCAATTTTGTGCCCAACGTCGCAAGTATTGGAATTCAAAAGATTTTTCCACCAGGAAGTGGAATATAGGAGGCTGTTATGGCTTTAGTCCCGTCGCCAACTACTCGATTATTTAGAGCGTCTGAGCTATCTCCTGCGTCAATTGAGATTCAAGAGACCCAGGTAACTATTTCAAGCGATCCGAGCAAATTCATTGCTATCGATGAAAAGGGCATTTATGTCAGGGGGCCAACAAGTGAGATTAATCTGGGTCCCCAAAGACGCAGAGCGGGACTATTTATTGAGGAATTTGACCTATTAAGGATTATTCCCAAGACCATTGTGACTCCATTTCCCTTAAATTATTTATCGCCACCCTTACATGTGGCGCCTAATTTCCAAATGGACATGGCTCTGTTTGCAGCCAATCTAAGGTAGTGTGGGTGATTTAGAATGGCAGGACTTTATGATGACATCGATATTAGGTTCTACTGGAATGGTGATTTTGGTCTGGGACATGATGGCGATTTCGCTGATACCCTAGAAGATGGACTACTATCGTTGCGTCAGGAATTACATGATATATGTGCTAGTGCTTTAGGCGACTGGGAACTATATCCGAATCGGGGAGCCGGATTAGAGGACTATATCGGAGAGCCCAATACACGCAGCGTTTCTGAGTCGATCCACGATAGGGTACGTATGGCCATTATTGCTGCTGCTTTGGTAGCTGAAGATGACCTAGAGGTTCGGGTTGTTCCGGTACATCGTCACAAGGTGCTAATTTTACTCAGTGTCCATGTTATGCCGAGTGCTTTTAATAAAATGAATGCAGAATCAAGTTATCTGAAAACTGCATTATTATTTGATTTTGTCGAGCAAGGAATGCTATTTTTTGATAAAATTCCAGAGTTGACTAATATTTAACTGGAGGTAGCTTAATGCCCCTTTTCTCTCGCAACCTTACGGACCTGACAGCAGACACCCTTGAAGAGCTGTCAACCACCACCAATATTACCAGGCTATCTGCCGGATCTAAGGCCAGAGCTCTTCTGGACGCTGTTAATAAGCGTCTTGAGGAAGCCTATGAGAGTTTTGATCTCAATATGGCGCGCGCGTTTGTGTCGGCAGCGCCTGGCCAATACTTAGATCTCATTGGAGATCTGTTGGGTGTAACCAGAACTTCTTCAGTAGCTGCAACTATTGATGGCGACCTGGAAATCGTAAAGTTTTATGTAGATACGGGTACTTTTGGAGATATCAACGGGGGCAATGCAATTGTAGTCAATGAAGGCAGCGTTATTTCAACTCAGCCTAATCAGAATGGAATCACTTATCGTGTTACTTCTACAGAAACCCTGCTTGCTAGCGCCAGTGCGGGGTTTGTGTCAGCTGAGGCAATTCAGCCTGGCACGGCAGGCAACGTGGGTGCGGATTCTTTAGTTTATCATAATGTTATTGATTATAGCGACGTAGATAATGGCACCTTAAAGGTTACGAATGTTCACCCAATTGCCAACGGGGCGAACCTAGAATCCGATGCCAACTTTAGGTATAGGATTTCCAATAGGGTTCTTGAGGCACAGGCTGCGAATGAAACTTCTATACGCCTATCGGTATTGTCGACTCCAGGAGTATCAGATGTTTTAATTGTTCCACGTTATCGTGGCATTGGTACTTTTGGGCTGATTATTGAATCAGTGACTCCGACTGTAACCCAAAATCTACTAGACGATGTAACGGCTCGAGTTGAGCTAATGCAGGGTCTCGGTACTATTGCCTATATTCGTGGCCCCAAAGAAGCTGGATTGACTATTCGCACCACTGTCGAATACGGGCAACAATATGATCAGGATGCGCTTGATGATATTGAAGATGAGCTGGATAATACCATTCGTAGCTTTGTATCAGATCTCGGTATTGGTGACGAGTGGTCAGTTAATAGGATGGTATCGGAAATGTTCAGAGTATCCTCCAAAATCAAGAATTTTGGAATTGCAGGCACTCCGCTTGAAGAGGTGTATGTCTATACCGAATCCAAGGTTCAGGATAACCGTGTCAAAGAACGCTTGTTAGGAGACTATTCTCCCGATAGTGACGAGAGGGTTATTATTGAGCCGTCAGTAACCAATGCAATTACATTTGATCGAAAATTCTCTAGGCGGTTATAATCGTGGCAACCAAGGCTCTTAGCGCACAGCGTATCGTCAATGCTTTTCCTATGTGGTCTGAAACCCGTATGAACGAGCAAAGTCTTGGTTATCAGTTTGCCAACGTCATTGGCAATCGCATGGACGATATGCTGAAGCAAATTCAGAAGATTCGAGATAGCTATTATATAGCGTTAGCTAATGTGGCCGATATCGATCTGTATTACTATATGAGGTTGCCAGATACCTATGAGTTTACCAAGGATGATGATGATACCACTGAGTGGATATATACTCCACCAACAGCAAGCGGACTCGTTGATGGCACTTATTTTTCAGTTTCGGCGCCAACAGAAAATACAGTTGAGAACTTTTGGTATTTGACTCCACCGAGTCGCATTTCTCTTGGCACTACAGCGTCTGGCGCTTATCTTATGGCTAGCGGATACGCATGGCAATCACCACTTTCTCCGGTCGTGGTATCTGGGACTATTGATGTTCCCAATCGTCTCTATGTAACTGTTTCGGGCGGTTCACAATACCTATATGTTGATGATTACAATATTACGTCTCGCACTATTGTGCAGCTTGATGGGGAGGATCGACCTGGGGGCGAGCTTATTGAAGAGATGTATTATGTCTATGATGAGATTCAGCGCAGTATCCATGAGTTTAGCCAGCTTGATAAAGTTAATATATATACTCCCAACAATAATAGTGACATTTTTGTGACTGTTCAATCGGCCAGCTACAATCTTCCCGAGCTGCCTCACGCATGGAGAGACATGACCCAGACATCTTATCGAGATGACATGGAACTGTTTTGGGGCATTGGGCAGGGTGATGTCGATGGCCAGTGTACGTTAGAATTGCGAAAATATAATGCTGACGATCCAACAATTCGCTTAGGAGGATTTACGGCGACCAGTGCTTTTCAGAGTTATGAATTGTTAAATACCAGCAGTCAGCGCATCCAGGCTAGAGACTTTGCAGTTGAGCCGCATTCTGACAATATATGGGTGGTTGATTCTGGGGTGCTTTACCTCTATGACGGAAATCTATATTACCCGAATATGCAAGGTATGACTGGGAGAAATTATGATGCACCGTCAGTTATTGAACCCAGCAGCTATTGGGTAGTCCAAAACGAAGAAGTCAAACTGTATTACACCTGGAAAAGGCCAACAAGCGAAATCACCCAATATCGTATTTGGGTAGAGAAGCCTGATGGCAACAAATATAGTATTGTTGGTGGTGTTGAGGGCGCATATCAAACAGGGGCCGGTTCCTGGAATGCTGCGTCGTTTATGACTAATAGAAGAATTCAGCAACCTGACACCTTTACGATGGATCAGCGGGGCGACTATGTATATGCGCTCGAGGTCCAGTATGCTGACGAGACGTCGTCGATAGACAAGAGGGTTATTTCGGTGCTGTCGAAAACGCCTGAGGCCCAATTTGGTTTAGCTTCAGCCATAGGTAGCCATAATGAGATTATAGGAATTGATATTGACAGCGAACAGAAACTATGGGTCCTAGATACTTTGGGCTATAAGTATCAAGTCAATCTGCATTACGATGTGATGATTGTTGATTTTGATCAAAAGATTGTCTATTTCCGGGAGCCATACGAACAGGTCAGGGTATATTAACGCACATGAGGGGTTTCTTGGATGGCAGCAACGATATCTGGATTCGGACATAAGTTCAACGTCCACGAGATAGCTACGGTTGCTGTTCCTTCTGCACGTACTACTTGGAACCAATTTGACGAACACGGCCTAGTCTTATCTCTAGAACGCCTAAGAGGGGAAACCAACTGGGAATACAAGCGTCGTCTCCAGGATGTTTTTGTCAATATGGCAAATTCATCCTATCGCGGAATGGTGAATGGCATAACCCGCGAGTTGGGCCTGGCTCTTTTTGAGCCCCTGGTCATTAATCCTAAGGTTGACCATGCAGGCAACTTCCTAGCCCCAGATCCATATATCAGATTTGATGGAGCATATCTGTACCTTTACTCAGATTATGGCAACGATATGCTTGATTGGGCTATCGACCGATACGAACCAGGTGGCAATTATGAGCATCTTTATCGGCTTGCTGAATTCGTCAATACAACTGCATTTTTCGAAGCCCATATTATTGAGGGCATTGATCCATATACGCGTTCCATGACGATAGTAAATCAGTCTAATCGAACAATGGTAATCAGCGAAGATGCCCAGGAAAGCACACGATTTAATCTAGAAAATGATAAGATCGTTCCGGGATCCATATCATTTTCGGATACAAAAACGTTTCGTCGAGAGATGTCTTCGGCATCTAGTGTTGCGGCAGCTGGACAGTACCATATTAACTATAAATCTGGCATGGTTACCGTTGGCAGCGTTCCGCCCCCAGGAGTCACTATTAGATATCAACATAGCGAATATCCGTTTTTGCCCAAGGCAAGCCCTGTAATTGTTCACGATATTACGAGCGAGGGGTTTAGGTCTAAGATGTTTGCTCAAGAATTACAGGAAGATGGAACGTATGAATTAGCGCTACCAACTGAGGTTGGCGTTGATATAATGAATGAATTATTGTCAGTAATTCCAATGTATTGGGGAGTCTAGTGTGGCAAGTAGCCTAGTACAGACAGGACATCAGTTTCATGTTCATTCTGTTGAGATAGTTGCTGGTCCTATTGGCAGCACAGATGGCTTGCGTCGAGTCAAATTTCCCAATCAATTCGACGAGTTCGGATCCCTGGTATCACTGGAGCGTTTGCAAGATGAGACTAATTGGGAGTATCGCAGACGAATCCAGGACGTCATGGTTAATCTGGCTAATGCGAGCTATCGTGGAATGGTTAACGGCATTACTCGTGAGCTTGGCTTAAGCCTATATGATTCTCTAATTATCAATCCCAAAATCAATATGAATACGGGGCGATTTCTGGCCCCAGACCCCTATATTAAGTTTGATGGGGTGTATTTGTATCTGTATTCTGATTATGCTAATGGCGTTCTAGACTGGGCTATTGATCGCTATGAACCGGGAGGAAACTATGAACACGTTGGCAGACTGGCTTCAATGGTGAATACCACCTCATTTTTTGAGGCACATGTAGTAGAAGGTATTGATTTATATGACAAATCTATGACAATATTAAATCAATCTAATCGCAATATTGTTAGATTTGAAAGAATCCCCAGTAGCACGAAGTTCGCACTCAAGAATACGAGGATTGTTCCCGGAACTCTATTTTTTGCTAATCGCACCACATTTAAAACAGAGGTAGAATCTGCAGACTTAGTTTTACAAAAGGGACAGTACTATGTAGACTATCATAAGGGGATTGTTGTTGTATTCAGTGTGCCTACGTCGGGCGAAATTGCCCGCTATCAATATGTAAAATATCCTTTTTCTGCAACGGCAAGTCCTGTTATACTACACGATATCAATAAAGACAGTTTCAAAGTTAAGATGTTTTCACAGGTATTACAAGACGATGGAGGATATGAGCACGGGAAGGTTACAGAATTAGGGGTAGATATAATTAATGAGCTAATGTCGGTTATCCCTATGTATTGGGGAACATAGTAGAAACAAAAAATAGTGCTACTATAAGACATTAGCGGAGGTTGTCTTTGGCTTTATTAGCGTCCACAGCATCTGGTGTTTTAAGTTTGAATATACCCGTTACCTCAGCTCGTACTGAGGCTTATGGGCCTGCTGCGCCTGCCGCTATTGGCACCCTATCTCACTATGTGTCCACCGAGCATCCCAATACGGGCAACTTTATCAAGGGTTTCCAGTGGGATGCCAGGGTATGGTATAGCGAAGAACAGGAAAACATCGATCAGGTTGTTCCCGTCCTTTGGGACCCAACAATCTCTGGCATCACCAGTACTCGTTTTCAGTCTGGCATCGGCTCTAATCGGGATCTCGAATACCAGAGATCGGTATTTATTCCATCGTCCGGTCTTGCGTCCGCAGGAATGTACCGTGTCTGGGCTCCTGAAATTCGTCATGGATATTATTATGACTATGCTACAGAGGGGTATCTCTACAGCGATGACTCAGAGGTAGTATATCCAACCTATAGCGGCGTTGTGCCGGGAATGGCCCTAACATCAGCAGCCGATGGGTTTAATCAGGTTGAATTATTGTCTGTTCCTAAGGTTGGTGTTCCAGTTACAGCTCAACGTTATCGGTGGAACAGTGCGCAGGGTAAGTATGAAGTCGATTTAGATATTCAAAAGAAGGTTAATTTCACAGGATTGCGTGATGCTGATAATGTGCGCCAAAATACCTGGAGCACGCAGAAAAATACTGTTTTATGGGATTTGGTTGATCCCGAGGAGCCAGAATTTATTGTCGTGGACAGTGGGATTTATCCGACTATCCCTACTGCGCTATTTAATAAGCAGTTCGTAGATCAATATCCCTCCACTAGTGCCCTGGAAGAATTGGGCACTATGACTGGCGGGTCTGCCGAACAGTTTCATCTTAGCTATGCTCCCATTGATAATAGTATGCCCGTGGACGTTTATGCTTATCTGGTCGCATCAGGCACCCAGACCAAGTATGAGGCTATTCCTTTCAGTCAGACTATCGCCACAGGAGTTAATCAAGCTAAGATTGATTATGACATGGGCATTGTCGAATTTGGGGATCCGACTACTTCAGGCGTTGTGGTGCCGGCAGCTGGGTATACTGTAGCTGCACGCTACTGGAGAACAGTGCGCGTTGAATATGAACCAGAAGAGTCTACAGATTTGGTCCTAGCAACAGAGGCTAATACGAACCCCATATATAGAACTTCTGGTCGCGGATTTGTATATCTCTCGACAACGGCTGATGATCCTGCTTCCATTACCCTATCAGCAGAGGCACCGTCGTTACAGCTTAATGTTTTTGGCCCAGTATATGTTGGCAACGCTTATGTTCCGGTGGTAGCTACGGTCAAAGATGCGTTGGGTCGTCCGCTAGAGGGACAAACTGTTCAGATTTTTACAACTAGTGAGCCTGTGATAGGGAGCTTTGGTGCATTTGGTGATACGGCCACGACTATTACAGACCATCTTGGCGAGGGCCGCACCTATTATACTCCGCCCCGTAGCGTTGCAGATCTCGGGGAATACATTACAGCTTCTGGTTATCGTATTGACGATTCGCCTACATATACGGGGGTAAACCGCACAACGATCTTAAGCTCAGAGGATTTACTTCTTGAGGGCAATCTCGATGATATCTTTTTATACGAAGTGCATACCGATGATCCGTCTCAAGGATACAAGCGCAATGAGTTAGCTGATAGTTCTGAGGTTCAACTCAATGAATACTACAGGGATTATTTTGATAGCGAAGATATCCAAGGGCCAACAGGATTAACCAGTGGTGTTTTATCTACTGTGCTCGATAATCTAACTTCTAGAGACTGGGAATATAACTATCGTGAAACATGGGGCATGTTACAACCTACGTTATTTAATGCATCGACTAGCAATGGTCGAAAAGTGTTAGTAACAACTTATGATTCGGACATTTATAATCCCCATACTTTCAATCAGGGGGCTGTCGCGCCATTTCAGCCCATTGATGTTCTGTCAACGGATGCAGGTTATGATGTTGTATTTGATACAACCCAGTACAATCTGACATATCCAAGCGGAACAGCTGGAATTGCTCCTAGTGGAACCCTTCATTCATATTTCCTCGTAGCTCCCACGGCCGTTACGATGCAAGCGTCAGTGTACAATCAGAGACTCAATCAAAGCATTTTGAGCAACACAATTCAGATAAAACTGGATATTCCGCCATATCTTAGCGGCATGTGGACAGTAGATTCAATCAATCAAACACACATTGATGAAATTAATAGTGTGCTAGCTACAGGCATTGCGTCTGGTGCGCGCGTGGCACTGGGCTATAGGCTTAGGTCATCGAATGTGACTTTGGCTGGCGCGCTTAATGGAGTGACTTTCCTGGATGTGAATCCAGAATATAATGCGCCTATATGGACAGCAGTGGAGCCAGAGGTGCCTGGATCTGGAGTATTGGCATCTGGCACTTATGCGCAACATAGTTTTACTATTACCTAATTAGGAGGAACCCTTATGGCTGACAAGTTTAGGCAAACCTTTCCAATTTCCATTTCGTTTTCGGAGGGTGAGCTACCAACAGCTAGCAAGATGAATGGTCTTGCAACCCAGGCTCGCAATGGGCAGGGCGTCATTCAATACGCGCTAGGAGATTTATGGAATCAGGGCGGAGATAGTCTGTTGTCTTCTACCTCTACCTCTGAAAATGCGTTAATGATTCCGAGTTTGGCCAGGTATATTGGCGGAGCTCGTTACACAAGTCCGCGCATACCATACCTTGCCAATATTCAGGAGTATACCTATGCATTTACTTCTGATGCTGGCGCCTATGAGGCCACGCTTACTTTTCCTCCTGATAGCGGTGCGCCTGCTTATACATGGTCTGCCGTAGGTGGAGAACCCAATAATTCAGTTGCTAGTCGCGGATTGGTAGTGGCAGCCGGAGACTATTATGTAGATACCGATACTGGGCAAATTTATACCTATGATGCTATTAATGCCAACTGGACCTTAACATATAAGCCTGTGGTAGCTGGCGATATAAGTGCAACAGCCACCTATAATATTATTCCTGACTTAGACACCAATAGCTCATATGCATTTCAGGGAGTCAAAATTAGATATGCGAATGGCGTTGATAATAGTCAGGGCTATGAAATTTGGCTTCCTCCTCGTGGCCCACTCAACACTCGTCGAACAGACAGGGCCCCACATGATATTTCAGGCAACTATCAAACTAATCCTTCGGGTGGCTCAAGAACATTTTGGCAATCTGGTGCTGTTGCGGCTCCGTCAACCGACGCAACAAATGCGGCACATTATAGGTATGTGCTTCCGGATGCTATCACGGGTGCTGCCGGATGGGGTTCTGGAACACAGTTACCTCGCGGCTTTGCATATCTATGGGATTCAAATAATACGGGAACCGTTATTGAGGGCGTAACTCTAGCTGCAGAATCAGCGGCTAGTCCGCGAACCTATCTTTTAATCGCATCTGGAACTAGTTTGGATACCTGGTTAACTTCGAGCTATGGCTCTTTGCATTATCCAGATGCAAACTTGAAGAGCTCGTCTCATGCATCCGGATACTATCCTGCAGCTGGATTGAAGCTAGTTATTGTAGGGTCTGATATCTCGCAATTCGTATCAGAGCTGATGGCGCAGTTTATTAATCACGATCACAGTGATTCGCACTCAATGCCTGCTGCGCCTATCAAGCATGGTAAGCTTGAAGACCTATTTGAGCCAAGTGGAAACACTCCAGAGCTGGTGGCCTCTAAGCTTGATAATGATGGACACCCACAATACCTGCATCGTGGCGGGTTTGGCGCCGGGACTCTTCGTGACACATATCGCAATGGCATGATGCGCGATATGTTGATGATGAGCTCCAACAGTACGAGCAACTACTACAATGTTGACGACGATAGTCGCACTCTATTTTTTGGTCAGGAAAGTCGAACTGCTGGTGGTGTAGTATATTTTAGTCCATACGATGCAGCGACTAATGCCGATGGTCTTGACCGCCTAGTAGTTTATGGAAATAATAGCGGCAATACTGCTGGCGGAATTCGTGTTGGTGATGCGGGCTACACCAATAATACATATCTAGATATTGGTTACGATACTTCGACTAAGTATATTACGGTCAAAACTGAGCAAAACAATTCAAATCTATATTTTCAGACTGATGGTGGTAGCGCTCCGTTATATGTAAAAACTACCGGTTCATCAAGCGATATTTTTGTTACTACCGAAGGTGAAGATTCAGATATTTATATTAGCACCGAAGGTGTCAATGAGACGATCTTTATTACGGCCGGCAGTAGTGCTGTTGCGCCTCCCACCACTGGTGGAGGATATGATTCTGTGGTTATTCGTGCTGGAGAAGACATCTATGGAAGAGCTTTTGACGATATCGTTTTTCAGTGCGCCTATGACATTCCAGGAGGTGCAGGAACTGCAGGTACTGCTTTGTCACTAGGTGGCGGGGCACAGATTGCTTGTGCGGGTGAAATCGACCTAACAACAACGGGTAGCGATATTGATATCAATGCGGACGACGATATCTACATAAACGCCTATGATAAATTTCATCTCGACAGCGATACGGAAGATATTGTTATGTATATCGGTGCGGTCGACCGCGAATATATGATGCCCCTCATTCCGTTGCCACATGGTACCTATAGGGGCGGAAATTCAAGGGAGTTCTTGGAATCCGGATGGTATGCATGGGATCCATCAGAATATAATTTCTATGGTGCCACACGCGTACTGAAGACAGGCCCAGGTATGTTTTATGCCGCAGGTCAACTTCCATGGAACTGTGAAATTGATGGAGCATATCTAGGAATCAGACAATTCGACTCAGGCACCAATCAGCGAATTGAATTTGGTATACGCTATATTGATTACTATAATGCAGAGTTGACAGCCGAAACTTCTCGCGATAGTGGTCTATTTAATTATGGTGATGTAGTTTGGCATTGGCACTATTTCAACCTTAATGGTGGAAATATGTATAACCCGGCATGCCTTTGCAGAATTGCACTGACGGCAGGCGAAATTGAATTTCGTCACGCCATACGGCTCGAAGTAGAAGATTGTCGTAATTTTGGAGAATGGTATAGTGCATATATTTAATTGATTGAGGAATTAACGTGTCATTATCTGTAGGTGGACATAAATTTAAAGTTAGCCAAGTTCCCTTCTCGGCCGAGGTTCCTTGTCGTGTTAATGTCAAGAAACGTCGAGAGAAGGTAGTATATCGCGCACTGAGTGACAACGACAATATAAATATTGAATATCTGATTGGAAATACAATTTCGCCAGATGATAATGTATATATTTCTGATCGCAGCACCTCTCTTGTTCAAAATCGTGTTCCTTCAGCTGATGATATTACTACAGAGACGACATCTTCATTTACTCTGAACGTTGACCAATTTTTAGTTACAGATATCTTTACTTCACCAACACCGACACAGCCATCCCAGCCATTGTTCTACGTACATACACTAGAAAACTTTAACAGCACAGTAGATAACTTTGCGTATAAAGAGTTGATCTCTATTGAGTTTGCTAACTACGATCTGCAATCCACTGAGCTGTCAGCGTACGTCTTAGATTCAACCACCGGAGAGTTCTTTAATAACTTAGAAAATTCGTATAATGAAGATACCGGCGAAGCCAATGTAACGTTTATTAAATATGCTGTTCGCACCACTCTAACAAATTCATCTACTATTGAGGTATTCCATGAGTTGTTGGATAATGAGCCCATATATCAAGAGGCATCTTTTGACGACATTGATGAGTTTGGTATTTTGCTTCCAAGCGTTAAGCGCTACCTGATTGATGAGCTTTTGGGGGGCACACAGTTTCTTATTACCATGCCGTCTAAACAGGTATACGCCTACAAGGAATTGCCAGAATCTCGTATTCGTCTGTTGCCGCCGACTGCCACAAGTGTGTCTGATCTATGGAATGTTCGAGTTACAAATGGCAAGTTTATTACTTCGCTCAATTATACCTCTACTGTATTTCGCAATTATAAGTATCAGATTGCTGAGTTCGATTCACAAACATTTACCCCATATCCGCCTTATAAATCACAGGTAGAAGAAACAGCAACATGGATTACCCCTGGGCTATGTCAAGTAGCCAAGAATGTTGTTGATGACGTAAACTTGAATTTCTATGTTGACGTTATTGTGCTGAGTCGTACCGGAACAGTCAAATATGCCTACAGCACTGATCCACAAAAAATAGGAACCCTATACGGGATTAGTTCGGTATCCTATACTGCCGGCATACTAAGTGTTGATCAGCCTAATGGATTTATTGAATTATCTGGAACTACGCGCGACGATGACGAGATTTTAGTCAGTTACGTGACGAAAGAAGAGGAGTATGAGTTCACCTCTTTAGACTTTAATCCTGTTAGTAACCTCGATATCCTTAATCAGCGTATTGTTCTTTATATTTCTCCCGAGAGTGTGGGAACTGGTAGCTTAGATAGGAGTTTGTATTATCTGGTTGTTGATCCCCTAGGCAAGATTATCTATTCAAGTCAGGCGGACGAGAATGCTGCTGGGCTCGATCCAGCGACCCAGAAGCTTCTAGCAGAGGACTTTGATACCACTGGCACCCCAACCCACACATTTTATTATGATAAGACATCTACTACTGCGGGGTTAGCTAGTAGGGCCAGTGGTGTTAATCCAAGCAGTGTTGAGGATTTTTCGTTTATCGATAAATATACTGTTGAAAGTCAACTGTTTAGTTCTCTTACAACGGTCTCTGGTACTACCCTTGAGAACCTGACCGAGAACGGTCGTTTCCTGGTTCTCGGAGATGTATATGTCGGAGAAAGTCAACGACCAACTGCTTTTACTGAATTTGATGTTCGCATAGAAGGCGGCGGGATTAAAGATGACCAGGTCACAGATGCCTTGGCAGAGCAGCCAGAGGCTGCGTGGTATTGGGATTTCATTGCCAGGAGGCCCTATCCTGCTACAACGGCATTTTATGTTGAGGTTCCACAAACTCTTTTATCAACTCATGGTGGAAGATTTACACGTAGCGAAATCAAAACTCTAATTGATAAACATATGCAGCTAGGTGGATATGCTGCGTTAAATACCTATGGGGTAGATCCAACAGTTACTGGTGTATCAACCTCGTCTGGCTCAGCACTGATTGCATGGCCGAGCTATGGATCATCAACTACGTACGCTATTTTCCAGTCAAAAAATATTGATGGCCCATTTAGCCAGTACAATAATGTTACCTATAATGATAGGTCTGCGGGCAATTGCGTGCTGATGACTGGTTTCATTCCGAATACCAAGTACTATTTAGAAGTAAGGGCAACAAAGGATAGCGATGTATCGGCTGGTCCTCTAGTAGCCATTACTACGACAGCCTTAGGGGGATAAGCAATGTCAGTTAATGTAATTTGGTCTTATACAAATGGAGGTACCGCAATTAGCGACTTGATTAATCATGGGAATATCGCTAATGGGAATACGTCGACTGCTAAAACGATTTATTTACGTCATGATGGCGCAAGTGAGATTACTAATGTTGGCGTATATATTAGGCAATATTCTGGTACATATAATGGGGATGCTACTGCAGCTTCCGATTTTGCTGAAATAATTGCCTGGGGAGATAATAGTGCCTCAAATACATTTGGGGGTATACATATTAATTGGGATGCAGTAGGAGCATTTCCTGCGGCATCATGGCCCCTATATAATGACAAAGATCCCTCGAATGGTTTTACTCATCGGACGGGCGTGGGTGATAGCGAAGGCAATGCGGTTACTATACCTACAGCTACTGGAGCTACGACGGCTGGTGAAATTGAGGCTGGCGCTTCCCCTAACGTACGGTTTCAACTACGGGTTCAGGTTCCAACAGCCGAAGATACGACCGGAACACGGCAATTTGACCAGGTGATACGATATAGCTTTACAAGCTAAAGGAGAACTTATGAACGGCTGGACCAAATATTATGCAGATGGCAGAACATATATTGGAACTGACCAGGATGTTCAGGCTGGGACCGCAAGTTGGCGCAAAAGTCCACAGAGGGGCATGATTGCAGCCTCTATGCAGCATGGCAACTGTTGTGTCCGTATCAATGGCATGGGCACATTCTGGCAGTCAGATGGTTATGAGTCGTCTTATCCTGGGACAACTAAGCTTATTAAGCGAAGCATCATGAAGCAGATTGCTCCTGGGGATAAATTCTATAGAATGGCTCGTAGTGATTACAGGTTAGAAATCACTTTCAATGGCGAGCTAGCTAACGGAAAGTTTATTAAGGTGCCACAGTCATATCAGGGTAAATGGCTTGTAGCAGAAATAGACCTGTTGATCAATAAAGTGAAAATTTTTATATCGGATATCAGAGTATAATGGCAAGTAATTATCTGGATAAATTTCGCAGCACACTGCCCGTTACACAGGGCAACCAATTGCTCAAGCGCCTTCTGGCCAAGAGAGACTCGGGCGAGATACGTACTGTCGACGAGTTTAAGGCTCGCTTGCGAGAATTGACTGCTGAGCTTCTCGAAAAGAGAATTAAGCCTACTTTTAAGTTATTCGAGGCAGTAGCAGGAGAAGACATTAGCTCCGAGCAATACAACGAGATGCTTGAGCGCATTCACGATGATCTTGAGGCCGCATTTTCTGAAGCTGACAATATTGATGAAATTGTCTCAGCACATCGCAACCTTATTGATGATGTGGCATTGAAAGCAATTGAATTTGGGGTCAACGAACTAGAATCTAGAATTAATCTTTACGAATTTCTCAATCGCAGCGGAGATGGATTTGACAGCGCCCTTTTCAACACCTTTAGGGAATCTGAAACATTTGCTTTATCCCGGTCTTCTGATGATGCCACTCTAGTCTATATTGATCCTCGTGCTACCGAAAGCATTGGTCCAACCGAAGAGGCGTTAATTGATCTGGTGGGAGAACGATTGACCATGGGAACCTCTTCAGCTGCTTATGTATCTGTGCGAGAAGCCGAGTGGCTTTTCAATCGCAACAGTGTTCAGAGTGAGCTGGATGTGAGGTTTGATGGGTCCGACGTTAATAATATTATTGATGGTACAAGCAACACATACTGGGTTGTACCAGTATTAAGTAGCACCATTCGTACGGGGGGTATGCCCATGGAGGTTGCCCTCAAGACTAATGCGTCTCAGGATATCAACTTTATTGATATTGAGCCTGCCACTGAATTTCCTATGTATCTGGCACAGATTGATTATTTAGATAGCAATTATACGAGACAAACAGTTAGTAGTGACCTGATAACCTTGTCTGGGCCCACGCGAGTTAACTTTGAGCGCATTACCACTAAAACACTTATCTTGCGTTTTCGACAAGATAACTATAAAGAGGTACAGTTTAAACCAAAGCTTGGCACTTCTAATTTCCATCGGGCAGTTTTGAGCAAAAACAATTTCACGGTGGATATGGAATCGGTAAGTGACGATTTGTACGAGATGTTATCGTCTGATTTCATGCTGAGCGACATCATGAATGTGCCCACCAACACCAATACGGTACAGAAGTATTTTGAATACGTATTGGGATTTGATAACATTCGACCAGGATTTAATAGGTATAACAATAGGGCGATCTTCGTGAGCGTCAAAAAAGAAGTAGATTATCCTGGACAGTTTGGACTGCGTGTAGACGAGCAGAGGCCCGTACAAGTCGGAGGGTCAACCTCCGTTACTATCGCAGATCATTCTTATCCATCCCGTTCGACAGACGAAGACAATCGTTTTTACCATAGCGTGCCAGAGTATTGGTTGACTCTTAAATTTTATAGTGATGATGATTATCTTATTGCCACTGATACTGTCCCTATCCTCCCCATTGGGGCTAAACGGATATATCACGAGCAACTAATCTTTACACATAAAAGCGCACCAACCGAACTCAATCCAAATCAGGGTTCGTTACGTTTTTATTGTGACGAAGATTCATCGGATGTAAGGGTTTATCGAAATAACACACTTCTAACTTATGGCGACACTGAGCAGTGGAGATTTGTTCCTGCTACAGGAGCAGATGCTAACAGTGATCTGACACTGGAAGTTGCTGCAGGTGGTAGCAGAATGAAGAGAGGCATTTGGATTGTGGGCGGTGTACGCCCACTGGATATTTATACTGTGAGCTATACCCCTAAAACATCTAATACGCGGATATTGCCCGCCGACAGTACATTATTTGATCTTGTAGATCTTGTTGGGGATCAGTCTATTCGGATGATTAGAGACAACTTAATCACGGTTGACGGTGTTCGCAAATCGCAGGCAGTGGCTAGGGCAGATGTTTATTTAAGTATTCTAATGAGACTTAACTCGGCCAATGATAACTTTTCTACTATCATTGAGGAATATATGTTATTGACTGGATCGCGAAATCTAGAAAAGTTTGTGAGTGATGTCTAATGAATAAGGAACGCACTGAAGTTAAAAGCCGTATGTTGCGCAATAAGTTGGGCACTTTAGCGACTCGACTGCAACAGGCTGCTGATCCTAAGGGCGCAAATCCAGACTATCAAACGCTTGAAAAAATTATTGCTCAATCCGTAAAGATTTTGAGTGATTTTTATAAGAGACTGTCTGAGCCAATTCATAAGCCTAACGAGATTAAGGCTGATACTTTACCTGATCCAGATGACTATAATGACAATTTTCAGGCTATCGCCGATGACCTTGAAGTCGTTTTCGCAGAGTTTGAGAACCTAGAGAGTCTTGTATTGGGCAACTTTAATTATATTGTATCGCGGCTCAATCGATTGAATCGCAAGCTGAAATCTACTTACTCTTCGCTTGGTGACTTTATTCTATATGCCGATTTGCCGCTCAAAGACGCATTCTATTTTCAGGACTCATTTACCAATCTGGCGCGAGTGGAAACCAACTCTCCACTGCTCAATGGAGAGCAATGCGAGATTAACCAGGTTGAAGGTATCGCAACGCTACCAGTTGATAGGGAGTCACAAGAAGTTATTTCTGTAACAGAACTGCCTGTTATCAATTCTAACAGCAATGGCGTGAATGGTAACAACCAAGAGGCGGGTGCAGCTACAAACTCGGATATTTCAACCATTACCGATAATAATGCGGATACCTGGTTTGAATACGAACGGGTTGTCGCTGTAGATGATGGAGTAACTCTTGTACTGGATTTCACCATCAATCTGGGTGATATAAAGGTGATTAATTTTGTCCGCATTAATCCCAATAATTTTGGTACAAAAACCCAGGTTAAAATTGTCAATATTGATACGTCGTCAAATGGTAATGACTTCATAAGCATTAAAGACGACATTCCCATTGCTGACTTTGTAGTGGAAGACGAAGAGAATGTTTTTACGTTGGCCCCTAGCACATCTAAGTACGCAGGACAGGGACTATATACTTTTACTGCGCGCGAAGCTAAATATATTCGTTTTACCTTAGAACAGCAGACCCCTTATACCATCGTTACTTCGGCTGGTTTAACGAAGTCTAGGTACGCTATTGGTATTCGAGATGTCGAGGTTGCTGCTTTGCCATACAAAACCAAGGCTGAATTGATTTCTACAGAATATCTCGCATATGATGATATCCGGAAAGTAGCGCTGCTAAGCAATCAGAATCCTGATGCGGCCACCACATCTGCACTAGTATCTATTGACCATTATGTGTCTCCAGACAATGGTATTACTTGGCATCAGATCCGACCACTTGTGTCTGGGGGACTAATAGCGGTAGATCAGACTGTGCCCGAGGTGTTAGATTTTAATGGGGTGGGAGAGAATTCTATCGAGACTACTAATCCGGTTTATACCTTGCGCTACAAAGCTGTCATGGAGAGGTATACTGAAGCCTTTGTAGATGATGCCTCTGAATTGGCCCAGCGGATTCAGGACGGCACAGAACTTCACTCGGTGCCTGGCTCCACTCCATTTGAACTTACACTACAGCAACGTCCCATTACTGGCACAATTAAATTGATTGATCCTAATATGGGAAGTCGTGGCAAGGATGATATTCGCTATAAGATTGCAAAAGGAACAGGTTCGCAGCTTCGCATTGTGCTATCTGCATTTAAGCCGTTAGTCAAAGATAAGTCTAAGGTGTTATCTGGCGGCAAGTATTATATTCAAGAGAGTGACCCTCAAACCATTTATATCAATGGTATTGCGTGGAGTCGCGGAGCTTTATCGGGTGCTAGCACCAAAAACTACAAACTTAATTTTGAAGAGGGAACCCTTGAGTTTGGCGATGGAACTAATGGCAAGGCGGTACCCAATGATTCATTGATCGAAATGTCTTTATCAGAGGAGAGGGTTTTTCCTGGACGTGGCGAGGGGCATTATGCGACCCTGCAATATCCTACGGCAAGAGACCAGAAGCGCGTTGCCTTGCGTGTACGCCATCCAGAAAAAACAGTTACCAAAGTTCTCAATAAGGGTGCAACCCGCAACCTGCTTGATGCAGACATTGTTTCTGGTAGCGCCCTACGTTTTAGCTCTAGTGCTGCTGCCACTAGTTTTGTGACCGAGATTGATTTTGATAATTGGGATGAAGATAGCCAGTCAGATGGGGACTGGTCTGTAGATAGGACCAATGGGGTGCTTTACAATAAGTTGCGCACAAGCGAACAGGAGGATATGACTGTCACATATACCTATTATCCCTCTACCGTGCTAACAGAGAACCAGTGGTCGTTTGCAGAGGGGACCGAGGGAAGCAATGTCATTTCGATATCTGCGGATGCTTTCCAGACCTTTACAGCATCCACTATGGATGTTCCAAAAAATGCGAAGTACTTTAATCTTGCGCATATGGCTATTGTTAAAGGAACGATTGAGTTTAAGAATTCTATTACAGGCAATGTTCCAGCGACCCTGTCTCAGGAGGTCGAGTTTGTTGATGGTCGAACAGAATTGCTAGGGGCCATCTCGACAACCGAAGAACTGTCCCCCATTACATCAGTGGGGTTTCATAGCATTCCTTTTCGCATGAAGGTAATCGATAATACTAGTTATGCGGTCACTTTTTCCAATACGACTATTTTCTCACAAGAGGTTGTGGGAGAACCTTCATCTCCTGGCGAATATCGTGTGCGCCGTGATTATGGGCTCAAGGGTTCTGTGGAAGTATATGTGGGACAAACCTATGAGGATCCGGGAGAAATTAACTATTACTATCGAGACTACCAAATCAATCGGGCTGGGCGATATTCAGTCAACTACGAAACTGGAGAGGTTTATTGCGTTGAACGTCCTGGCATTAATGTTACAGTGGATTATGAGTACACCGACTATCGCGTCAAGTATGATATAGCGCGCCTGGTGAATGCTGATGACTGGGATCATGACAATGATACCAACAAGATTACGATTAAAGATCGGGAAATCATGAAGAATTTAGCTGTGCGGCAGACTGGTGCCGAGGGGGCAGCTAAGAGATATTATCAGGTTTCTTACCAGTATATCGAGGAGCCGAGAGATAATGTAACTAATCTGGAGCCATATTTTACTCCGGTTCTCAAGGACTATGCACTCAAGGTTGTGACTAAGAGCAGGTTAATTTAATGTCGATTTATAATACCTACGCAGAAATTATTACTGAAGATATTATCCGGCAGCTACTGGAAGACGGCACTGCGCCCTCTGTAGGCGAAATAGCCGACCAGCTCGACACCTTTCTGGAAGATAATGATATTTCTCAGCCCCTATTTAACAATAATAGCTACAATGTGGCCTGGAATGAAAATGCTAGTGCTCTAAAGTGGAACAATTGCAATGAAGCTATCAATAAAGATATAAGAGTGTTGTATAAACATCTCATTAGCACCACTGATCAAAGCATCCAGGACTTTGATAGATGGCGTATTGGTGCCCGGCTATTAGAGGGTCGCCTCGATGATCTCCAGGAACGCCTGACGTCATTGCTATTGATTGCCCAGGACACTGCTGGGTACTTTAACTTTATGCAGGACAACTTTGTTAATACAAGCAAGGTGGACCTATCGGCCACTACGGCATATGTCAATATCGATAAGGGCATTGTAACCCTGGGTACTTCTAGTACTGGAGCTACACGTATTGACACCTCTGATATTCCAGCAGAAGATATTGAATTTACAGTTTTGAGTCGCAATGAGCGGATCACGGAGGTTCCAGCCAAACAATCCAATATCGAGAATGTTCTAAGCGATGTTACCAATTTCTGGCAGACCACCGTGTTTGCCCGCAGACCCCAGGCCGTTACTGCTGAGCTTAAAATCAATCTTCCTAGTGCACAAAGTCTATCGCGCATTGACATAGATTTGCATCAATCAAATCAAAATAGCTCAATGCAGATTACGCCAATGTTGTCTACCGATAATTACAATTTTTCGCAGCTGGCCACCAATACCTTTACCCGGTCAGTTATGGATAAAACTACATTTTATTTCACTCCAACCTCAGCACAGTATGTCAAGCTGATCTTGACTAAGACGGGCTACGATACCTTCGAGGATAGCCAGTATGGATATGAGTTTGGTTTCGATGAAATTGCGTTATATAATGAGGGGTTTGCTGCCAATACTGACTCTCAGGTTGTATCTGAAGCACTGTCTGTTACGGGCAATGATGGACAGCCAGAGGAATTTAGTAAGCTTGTTTTAGAGGTGTGCGAGGATGTGCCCGAGGACACCACTATTGATTACTCTGTGGCTGTTTTCAACAGCGCTACAACCGCAGTGAGCGATCTAACTTTTGTGCCAATCGATCCGCTAGACCGTTCGCAGACCAGCAAGCCAACCGTGTTGGACTTTGGCGACATTTCATCTGTAACCGTGTCTGGTATTCAGCTATCGTACAATACGACAGCGACCAGTGGTGTATTTTCCAATCCGGCACAAGATTATATCTATGTTCCATCTGTACAAGGAACCACTATTGCGACATCTAGCGGAACTGCTTCTGCGGTAAGATATACTTTCTCTGCCAGTAATGAACGTATTCTAGATCACACATTATCTTCGGGGATTAATATTGCCCAGGGCACCCTCGAGGTCTGGAGAAATGTAAATCGCAAGGGATATGACGATACCAAGGTGAGGGGTTATCAGAACGGCTGGGGCTTTGAGGATCCTTATTACAAAACAACGATTTACGCAGAAAACAAGTCTGGCGTGGACATTGATTTCGGGAGCAACCCTGTTATTATTGATGGAGCTGCTGTTACTGGAAAAGTTAATATTGCAGCTGGTCGCCATACAGTTATGGTGCATAAAGACAACTGGAGGGCCATCAACAGGAGTGCCGTGGTTGGTAATGGATTATCAGGACTAAAAGACAACGATCCTCTATATCCTTACAACCATCGTTATCTTATTGAAGGATTTGCTTATCCCGGAAACTGGCCCACCGCCGAAGAAAAAGTTTATCAAGGGTTTGATATTGTTGCAGAATTCTTCATGAGCGAGGTTAGTCCATTTGATATGGCCAATAATGTAGCTTCAGATAACTATAGTGTTTATGCCATAGATCAGGACGCAGAAGATGCGACAGCCACATTAGTTGGGGTTGTAACCCAGACGGGAAAAGAGCCGTCTAGGGTTTTTGTTATGAAAGTTAATGAGAATAATTCCGATTTTATTAATGAGGAATTCTTGATAAAATTTAAAGCAGCCAATTCGCTTTCCAAATATGTAAGACTGAAAGCGGTTTTGAGCACAGAAGATACAGCAGTGGCACCATCATTAGACAGTTATAGAATCAAAATAAGTAGCTAGCGAGGAGGAGCACCTTGGCTAATGACAGGCTAAATAACTTCAGTTTTTCGTTTACGGTACGAAATGCTCCCAAGAGTGGCCCCACATCGTCTGATGCATGGAATGATAGCTTTACTGAATTGTCTAATGATTTGGCGGCTATTGCTTCTGAGTGGAACAATAAACTGGTCACAATCATTGGGGGTTTGCCAAGAGGCGTACAGGATACAGCGGTTAATGTATTCGTAAACGGTCTTGACGGGAAGAATATGTGGGTAGATCAAGCGATCACCTCGACTTCCGATGAGACGAATTACTACAATAGTGGAAAAGATCGACCCAATACAGTTAAAGAACAGTTTGACCATATCTATACGACAATCTCCAATGAAATTGAAAGCTTAGAAGATACGATTGCATCTTCGGCAAGTGGCCTTACCACTGACCAGAAAAACCGTATTGGCGCGAATATCTTTGATCCAACTGCAACCTCCAGCTCCTCCAGCCTTGATGGCAAATCAGAGAATAACAGACTAAATATTGTTCAGGTTGCCAACGATCTCTACGGCGATGATGTTCAACTAAATAATAATGGTATTGCCATATTGACTAATTCGGTCAAGACTATGGTAGATGCCCTTCTTCAAATTCATAATGGTGCCTGGGATAATGATGCGGTAGTTAGTCACGTCGGAGCACTTACCGGAACGCAGAACGACATTTCGTCATCGCATCCTGGCGATGACACCTTCGTTGGCGTGTGTGTGGACCTAGAGAATGACCTCAACCGAATTCGTCAGGAAATTCGCGAATTAAGAGGAACAGGGGGATGGCAGACAGGCAATACGGCGCTCTATGTTGGCGGGGCCGATTCTCTGGAAGACTTACTGGTTAGCACTCAGGGATCTGCTGCTAAGTCGGCGACAAATCCTTGGGGCTATGATTATACTGACGTAGACGGGGTTTCAACACGCTTTGATGCCGTTCGTGATTTTACGGGTCAGACTACACATCTAGACGCATCTCCCAGTTATTCTAGTAACAACTATGTGACCGATGCGACATCTCTGGAAACTGCTATTGGTGCTCTTGATGCAGGGGCTGCGGCAGCTGTAGCTAGCAACGCGGCCGATATTGCCGAGAACGCTACATGGATTGCAACCCATTCTGGAAACTTGTATGGGACTGTTTATCCTCAGCTGGCAGCATTAGAAACCTTTGTGGGGCAGGATAGCAATACTGATTCGACACCAGACTACAGCAGCAACAATTATGTAGTAGATGGAGAATCTCTCGAAGATGCTATTGGTCGACTAGATGACGCCCTGGCTACAGTATCGGGCTCGTTTACAACGGCGTTTACTAGTTTGACAGATACCCCATCAGACTATTCGGGTAAATCTGGGCAGTATGCCAGAGTTAATACGGCTGAGACTGGATTGGAATTTGGATATGTGACGCTATCGGGCAATGTAACATTATCTGGAAATGTTACAGTAGAAACGCTCACAAGCCATTCACATATTGTAACCAACACGGGCTATATGATGGTGGAAAGTAGTGGCTATGGGCTTGTATTGCAGGCCCCGGATTCAACATATTACATGGTCCAAGTAACGAACGGTGGAGCGCTGACCACAACAGCGTTTGTACCTTAAGCAGGAGTTGAGTCAATGTCAGGACGACACTTAACACAGTCTGAAGTTGCTGATTCAGTCGGCGTAGAAGAATTTGCTAATTTTAACCAGGCCGTTCACTCTCATGGTTCAGCTCCCGTGCGTGTGATGGTTGGCACAGACCAGACCATTGCATCAGATACCACTATTCCAGATAATGTCACCGTTGTTGTGGGACCGGGCGCGACTATTACTGTGAACCATAATGTTACCCTGACCGTTAAGGGTAATATTGAAGCAGGCTCTTATCAGATTTTTGAGTGGGGTGGCGTAAGTCCAGACTGGGATTTTTCTCAGAGCCAAAGGCAAGAACGTGTTCTTGCAACATGGTGGGGGGCCAAGGGTGATGGGGTCACAAACAATCAAACTGCTCTTACTGCAGCCTTTAACTGTGGTGCCGGGAAAGTGATTCTTCCGGATGGCGTATACGCCACCAATGAAGTTATCTATATTACCACTAGCGATACGACGATTGAGGGCACCGGTAATTCGTGGCTGTTTCGCCCTACTACATGGTCAAGTGTATGGTCTGGTGCGATTGGCATTTTGTCAATTGGGAATGGATCGACTACGACTAGTCGCGTTAAGGTTAAAAACATCAAACTAGATGGAAATTACTACAATCTGACAGGCGGCAACAAGTATCCATTTAATGGAAGCGATCCAGTGTGGGGCGGACTAAATGTTCTATCTAACTGTTACGATATTGACATTGAAGACTGCTATGCCGTTCGTTGCAGCATGACTGGGTTCTTTATGTGGGGCGGCAACAATGGGGATACCAAGCGTGTTACATTCTTGCGTTGCACTACCGAAGATAGCGCTCTGGCTATGGCCGAGGAGCGCGGTGGCGCAGTAGGACATAACCATGAATTCCACGCAATAGGATGTCGCGGTTTTGACAATACTTTTGGAATCCAGGTTGGATGCCGCAAATTTAAGGTTACCAATTGCCACTTTGAAGCTACAGATCAATATGCCTTATCATGCGGAACATCAGACTGGGGAGACCTTGAGTCTTCTGGAACATTTACGAACTCAACTTTTGTTTTAAAGAGTACGGCGCGCAATATTCTAGGTCGCGTTATGGGCACTCCTATCAATCCAGTTGTTCCACTGTATGTTGGCAAGCATACTGATATGAATATTCAGTTCACTGGATGTACCTTTATCTGTGAAGCCGACAAACAGAACTTCAAGGTATTTCAGCCCGTAAATTGTTCGTTTACTAATTGTGAGTTTATCGGGGGATCGCATCCGTTTAATATTGATATTAACGAATATGCTGAAGATTACGGAAGAACGCCCGTGCCTCTTGTTGGATGTAAATTTTTGGCGGCACGCGATATGCATCTCAACCTTGAGGGTCCAGTATATGCTTCTAATTGTATTATTGCCTCAGGCATTAACGATGGAGACGCAGTATGGGCAGCAGTCTGGTTGGCGGATGACAAATGTAGTGGATCGGTATTCCGAGATTGTCAAATTGGAGCGGTAGACGGTACCCGCGAGGATATGACTAGGGGATTTAGAATGCCTGGCAACCCCCAACTTTATGGATGGGGAAGTGTTCCGCAGGACATTACTATTGATAATTGTAGATTTGGGCCTACCATAACAACACCATTTGTTGTGCGAGGAAGAGATGTACGCAACTGGAGGATCTTAAATTCTCAAGAAGTGCTAGAAAATGCAAATTTGGGCTATTTGGCTACTGATCATCGCGTTTGGACAACTACCGGTTCTCCATATAGTGTGCGACTCGATGTTAGCGAGATGGTTTACAATAAGTATGACCCCGAGAATAATAGTCGACCATATGCTTGGGTGTGCACAGAGTCTGGACTAGTTCATATTGCCAATACTGGTGACACGACTAGTGGAGACTACTATGTTCGCAATCTATCGTCAGTTAGTTCCTGGGAAGCGGGAGACCCCATTAAGGGAACTGGCATCCCCGCTGCTACTACGGTAACTGGTGTAGATCTTGTTGGTTTACAGGCGGGCATGGACAATGCTGCGACAGCAACCAATACGGGCATTTCCTTATATGAGGGAGTCCTGCAAGAACTGGATGCTGCTGGCGATGAAGCGCCAATAAGTGTTGGCGGAGTCACAGCATCTGGTAACATTGAGGTTACCGCTAGTGGCTTTGGACTAGTTTTAAAAGCCGATAATGGCACGCGATATTTGCTAGAAGTGGCTAATGACGGATCGTTAACCACATCAGTAGTGTAAGGAGTCAATAATATGCCTCGACATTTACATCGTGATGAAATAAGTATTCGTAGCATCGGGGAGTTTGATGGCGCTTCTGCAGCTACTCTGGAGAATGCGATCCATAACCTGAAAACGACTGGCGACGAGGCTATTCTTGCCATCGGCGAAGACCTAACTATTGCTAGTAATTTAACTATTCCAGCTAATGTTACGCTACGGGTTTATCGCGGTGCTACGATTACCATAAACAATGGTGTTGCAGTTACAATCCTTGGTGGCGTAGAGGCAGGAGATTATCAAATATTTTCGTTTGGTGGGGGCAGCGCTAGTGTCGATTTCTCTTCTGCCAAGCAGAGGGAAGTTAACGTATTATGGTGGGGCGCAGTAGCTGATGATTCAACCGATAACTATGCGCCTTTTCAATATGCAATTAATTCTTCTGCGGCTGTTATCCACGTACCAGGAGAGGGCACATATAGATTTGATGACAAGCCTCTTATTAATTTGCCAGGCATCAGGTTGCAGGGCCAAGGGGCCACACTTAAAGCGGGAAACAACTTTTCTCCTAGCCGCATTCTAGAAATTTTAGGCGGAGCATCGGATATTATCATTGATGGTTTGGTGTTTGATACCAATGTTAGCGAAAATGGCGGGTCTGTTTATGAGGCTGCAGCTGGCGACAGAATTTACGGGATCATGCTTAACGACACTGGCGGCCAATCACCGTCTAATGTTGTGATCTCGAATTGTCAATTCAATAATATGACGGGTGGCCCGATATATGTATTTTGTGACGGGCTAGATTACCTAACAATCAGGGACTGTAATGTAGATACTTCTCGCCTGGCTATGTTTATTAGCCCCAACAGCGTGAACTGGAAGTTTGTTCCACAGATTACGATTGACAATTTTCACGCCAAGGCCTGCAATGAAGGCTTTTATATTTATTATGGAAATTTAAATGTCACCAATAGCTCAGTAGAGGTTAGGTGGAGGTATGGCATTTACCAGGGCCCACCTACATACCTTGGCGATAGTGATACAAGGTGGACCAATTGCAGATTTTACCATAATGGAGAATATAGCTCTCGCGACAAAATGATTTGGATTTTCGGTGGAACTGGTGGAGTTGTTACAACCATTAATACTGCACAGTTTACTAATTGTTTATTCTATATTGGGTATTATTGGACAGCTGCGACATCCGTGGACGTGGACTTACCAGCTCGCGCTACGTTTGATAACTGTACTTGGGAGGGCGGAACCTACGGGCTAGGTTGCGGTCCAGATATTGCGGCAGCAGTATATGAAAAGCCTCCGGTTAAAGTCAATAACTGTAATATGTTCTTAAATCGGTATGCAATCTATGCATCTGCGCCGATTCAGGTTTTCAATACAACTATTGCATCAGGATATGATGGCGGCGGATCGTGTATCTATTTGGCGACAGCTAATGCAAATACGTCAACCTTCGTGGGGTGTCACTTAGGCTGGGATCAAAATGAAAATTATAGCAGTGGCTACAGAACTGCTGGCGCCATTTGTTCTGGGGTTAGGGCGATTGCCACTACATTCGGTGCTGGTATTACCAACCAATTTAATATTGCTGGTTCTGGAACCAAGCAGACTAGATGGGACATTCGAGCTAGCCAGCCGCCTCACAATAAAGACGGCAAGGCCTGGAGGCAGAGTAGCAGTAGGCCGTTTGACGACTCAGTTCTTACCCAGGGAGTTTTTCAGTGGAGAGCAGCTCCCACGTCGGCCGGAACAGCAGGATGGGCAATAACTAAAACCGGAAAAGGCCACCAAGAATCTTATGGTGTTACTACATCAGGAAGCTACATAATCACATCAGTATCTCAGGCTGTTACGTGGAGTGTCGGAGACCGATTAATTAGCGACCGCGCATTTCCTAATGCCTACGGGGTCACGGTTACTGGGGTTGACTATTCGACAGCACAGGTTGGATTGGATAAGCCAGCCCTATATACTTGTGATTCTGAAGAGCTATATGAGGGTCGCATTAGTCACTGGGGGCACATTGAGCCAATCACTACAGCTCGCGACATTACCATTAGCTCTGATGACTCTGGATTGGTTTTGACTGATAGCGACGCCAAGAAATGGAAATTCCGCGTCAACACTAAGGGATCTCTTTATGCCGAAAGACAGCTTGACGTGCCGGAGGATTACTAATGAGCTACGATTTACAACGGGTCTATCTGAGTGATTTTTCGACCAATACGAAAACATTGGCTAATTATACTAACTTGTCCAATGCGATATCATTGCTGGGCTCAACAGAATGCGTCCTAATATACAATGAGACTGAAGCGACCAAGCTGAATTACACTTTGATTATTCCAGAGAACATCGTGTTGCGTTTTGAAAAGGGCGCTTACATTCCTTTGGATCAGAGTGGCAACCTACGCTGCTATGGAAGAATCGATGCTGATCGAGAGAAAATCTTTGATTTTCCTAGTAACCGTACTCAACCTGTTGTATTTTATCACGCCCAGCCCGTTTATCCGGAGTGGTTTGGTGCTGTTGGTGATGGAGTTACTGATGATGCGGCAGCGCTGAGATGTGCTCTTGCTGCAGTACATACTGATGCTGAGCTAACTATTGATAATAGATTTGGAACCCTTGACTGGGGATGGAGGCACTTCTATACAACAGAGGGCCTAACAACAGTCTATGGCTGCCATATGAAAACCAGTGGCGCTCGCATTACGGTGCCCAATACTTTCGAGGGGACAGTTATCAATATCGATGGGCCCCGTGCAAATGAGATTTATAGCCTAGATTTACATTTTCCAGAAATACATAAAGCCCCAAGTGGCGGCAATGCTACGTGGGCGCAGGATGCGATTGGCATCCAAATGACCAACGTGCGCAATTCTAAGATTCGCATCGACAAGGTTAGTGGTTTTTGGAAAGGCATTGTCGCACGGGGCAATCAGCAGGGTTTTGTATACAATCAGATTTGGCTTGGCAATATTGTCAATTGTCAGTATGGATTACAGTTTGAGTTTGCGGCTTCTGGCTGGGTGAATGAGAACACCTGGTATGGTGGCAAGTTTAGTGATGCGACAGGAGCATCTACTGAAAACCTCGAATGTGTATCTATTAATGCTGGAGACGAAACATCAGTCATCCTCAATGATCACAATATGTTTATTCGGCCTTGTCTTGAAAGCACTAACCCAAGGCGAACTGCCGTTATCATGGGTGGTACCAATAATCAGTTTATGCAACCTCGTCTTGAGGGTATTCGGAACGCTGGTTTTCGGTTTACGACAAGTGCTATTGCGAACAAGATTGAGCGTGCAGAACGCATGTTGATAGACCCTGTTATTTTAGACTCAGGATCGATCAATACTGTTATCAGCGCAGAAATGCTTAATGTTACTACGCGCGATAACACTCGTGGAAATGATGCTCTAGTTATTGGCGCCAACAAAAAGGAACAGATAGAGAACGCGATGACGGTTGGGTCCTTGCCTCAATCGGGGTGGTATCGTGGATGTGTGGGCTTTACTCAAGGAAGTTCTATTCGGTGGCCCGCATTTTCAATTGATGTAGATTCGGTAGCTGGGGTCAATGTCAATACTGATACGTTACATACATTGTTGCCAACAATCGATACCGGCCTAACTACAGCTAGGGGGCTTTACTACAATACTAGTGGAGATGCTGCAATTGGTGGTTTAACCAATGGCACTTGGTATTATGCGATTCCGGTGGCTTCTAGTGGATTCAAATTGGCTAGCAGCTCAACCAATGCTGCTGCGGGCACCTGCATTAATATTACGGGTGTTGGTGGCGGAGGAACCCATAACTTTTCTAACTCGGCCAAACAGCTAGAGCTGCAAAGCTGGGGAAGCTATTCTGCCATTAATCTGGACGACGATATTTATAACCTGTATTTCGTGCCAGGCAAGGGCCTCTGGTTCACTGGGATGCAGCTCAATAGCGAGGAAAGTTCCACGGCTCGCTATCGCATGCTGTATGTAGATCAACAATATAAGACCTTTAATCCTTCTACTGATATTACGGGCAATGCCTATCATTGGTACGTAACTGAAGCTTCCCATGGTTTTTATACTGGAGAGCGAGTTTATTACACTGGGTCTACATCAATTAGTAGCGAGCTAACCTCGGGCGAACCAGCTTATGTTATTAATAGGTCAACCAATACTTTTAGACTGGCCAAGAATATTCATCTGGCAGGCATTGGTACGCCAGCCTTGCTAACTGCTACTCCAAATGAAACACACAATATTCAGAAAGTTCGATTAAAGTTCGTAACTGGCGATGATGTTCGCCATCGCGAAGTAGGTATTGCGAGAAAGTACTATGGTGCCTGGAATCCTGGCAATATCGCTCCTGGTAATAGTGTAACTAGAGAGATCAATGTAGACTTTGCAGTTCCTGGGGACCTGGTCTTAGCGAACCTATCGTCTATTCAACATCAGCAATGTATTATTACGGGAACTGTAGTACGTGACCATTATGCAAATATTGTACTTGCAAATGTGGCTGCTAGTGGTGTGACTATTGGTTCTGGCGTATTGACTGTTGCCGCATTCGAACAATAAATGTAGGAGAAATAAGAATGTCCTCATTGCAAAAAACGTTTACTCCGCTCTATAGCTTGCACGCATATAGCAATCAGAGTCTCAGTGGGCTCATAGCTAGTATTGGTAGCGAAGAGGCAACGATTCTGATTGATACCCCGTGTCAAATTACTACCAATCTTATTCCGCCCTCCAATATTTCTTTTAAGTTTGTAAAGGGTGTCACTATGACTATTGATGACACCAAGTGGATTGAGATATTGGGCAGCGTTGACGCGGGGCCATGGCAGATCTTTGAGTTCGGTGGTACTAACGCATGGGTGAAATTTGGAGATGGTTCGCGGCAAACCTATTCCCATGTTGATTGGTTTGGTGCTGATCCAACTGGAGTAAGTGACAGTTACTGGGCTATATGGAGGGCCATTATTTCTCGCGCTGGCCAGGCCGAATTGGGAGAACAGCTCAATGCAGTTGGTGGAGAAGTTCGTTTTGGCAAGGGTACATATCGCTACGGAACACCAATTGTAATCGAAGATCTTGCTAATATCCGATTCCAGGGTGCTGGCAATAGGCTCTATCAGGATTTTAAACGTGCAGAAACAAGGCTAATCTACACTGGAACTGGTGGCCGGTATCATGGGGGCGCCGCTGGCACTGCGGGCACCGACAGCATTCCTTCGTCCAGTCAATGTGGGATTTATAATACAACCAATTATGGTCGAGGCTTTCAGATTAAAGATATGGCCATCTTGTATGATCAGATTGATTTTCAGGGCTGCTTAGTTTATTCGGATACTCCCGGGTTTTATTGTGAGAACGTTACTTTTGGTGATGATTCAACCGATGCTGGGTATGGGGTTGGTGGAGTTAGAAAGTATACCGCATTTGCCCTTGTGTGTTTAGGTGGCACAGAATGGCCCCATTTCTATCGTTGCTCTTTTGACTGTGCGCAGCGTGCTGTTTATGTTCCAAGACTCGGCGGAATGAAGTGCAACGGGCTTTTTATGGACCAGTGTGTTGTATATACGGTCAATACAGCTGGGATTGACTATGCTGGTGTTGGTAACCTGGGAGCAACATTTCATAGGGTAACTATCGATCCGGTACGCTATGCTCTTGCCGCCCAGGGTGCGACCAACATGGCTTATGGCATGAGAATAGCCAGCAACTCTTTTGAGGTTTCCAACTGTGTATTTGCGGGATCGAGTTCAGACTATATGCCAACCGAGTGGGCCTTCTATCCATATGGTCGAGGCAGCATGAGAGATTGTTTATTCTTCACTAACTGGGGTGGTGTTCTGGTAAGTGGCAGCACCCTGGATGTAGCTAGTAACGAAATTTGGGCACAAAACCCTGTTAATATAATGTCCGGAGGATGGTTCGGGGGTAATAATCGATATCGCCAGGTTAATGATCATGCTAACGTGAGCTGTAGGCGAGCGATAACGATTGCTTCCGGGCAGGACGTTGGGGTCTACGGGGGTTCTATTGATTTTGTCCAAACATCTCCGGACGACTTTTATGGCACTGGCGGAACCAATCCTTTTCATTGGGATATTTACGTAGGTCGTATCGCCAGCAGTAATCTCGATAATATCAATGGCAAGATTACATACAATCCTAAGTTGAGTAACTCATACTTTGGGGTTAATGATGTAACTGGAGCCATGGAGATTGTTCCTATTAACGCCAATCGGTTTCAGGAGATTGAGGGAGATACCGTGCTGACTAGCGGCGATATCTATAGGTTTAATGGTGGTATATGGCGTATCAATGTTGCGGCTTCGGGACATTGTTTTGTTCAGTTGCCATCTGGAAAGGCTGGATACGAATTATCGTTTTTTAACCTAAATGGATGTAATGTAACCCTCTTGGCAAGTGGATGGAACCGGGGCGGCTTTGATGACCGTATTTGGGCTTCTGGCACCAATACAACGGTTGGCAACCCAGCACTAGTACATAGGCCTGGGACTAGAATGTCGACTTGTCACCTGAGGTGTCACGGGGCATCTGATTATTACCCGAGATGGGTATTAACGAGTGCTATTGGTGGCTGGGCTCCTAGTGAGAAAACTGCTTTTAATGGGAACCTTACGCCAGGCTATTAATCTGGTATAATAACCTTGGAGGTCAATTGAATGGCTGTTACTAAAAACATTTTGCAGGTCAGGGACTACCAGGTATGGACCTCTGCCAATATGGTTGATGGCGATATCCTAGGAGTCTACGAATCCCTGGGGCGCAGATGCGCTGATACGGTAACCCTGGAAAGCGCTGGGGGTGCCTCCCGGGTCAGGTTTAACGTTGCGCGTACTACGTATCGTGAACAGGGGGCCGTTTACAGCGGAACCTATCATGGCAATAGTCCGAACGGGCCATGGAGTCAAGCGTTGTTTCATAATGTTCACAATAATTTCGCAGGCTTGGGTGCTGGTGGATCAAGAAGCCCCGAGCTGGTTTACGAACATGAGGACGACCAGCAGCCCGATATTATTGTGGCTAATGGTACTACCCAGACCTGGACTAGAACTGAAATTGCTGTTAATGACATTAAAATTGTCAATGCTTCAGGATTGCGCGTTACGGTGACCTAATAATGCTATGGGATCACTCAAGATTTGCCCACGTACTGGTATGATTATCAGGGGGCCGGCACCGCTCCGGCTCCCTGCTTTCCCTCCTGTAGCTCGTAGGAATAAAAGGCCGCCCAAGAAATCGGGGAATATGTTTCCTGCTAAACTTGCCGGAAAAGATGTTCATATCCCAATCCCAGCTCCAATCCCCCAGGCCGGGCCGACCTTTGAACAACTCCAGGAGCTTGCGGAAAGCATAGGGAGGGCTATCGCTGAGAATATTACCCTCAAGGTACCAGCGGCACAAACATACCAAGCGAAGGGTCAGATTACTTCAGTGCGAGAAGCACCCACAGATATCCATATCGATATTGATGAATCGATTATTGATGTTGGTATAGGAGAGACGAAACAGTTGGCTAAAGGGAAACATTCTGCTAAGATCAAAAAAGAGAAGGCCGAATCTGATAACATCGCAGCTTCTCTGGCAAAATTGAAAAAACATAAACAAAAATAGGAGGCTATCATGGCCGGACAATTTGAAAGCGGAAGAGGCCTGGACATCGGAACCAGCTTCATTATTAGCTCCAGGGCTTTTAAGGAGGGTGGCAAGACCCAGTATACAGAGTTCCGTGATGCGTTTTATGTAATGAAGCCGACCTCTCCTATTGCCAAGAAGATGATGGAAAAGGGCCTTAAGGGTCAACAATATTTCAATGACGTTGACGGATCCTTTATTGTTGTAGGCCAGGACGCCATAGAGCGCGCCATAGAGCGCAATCAAAGTGCTAGGCGCCCCCTCCAGAGGGGAGTAATTGCACCCCGTGAGAAGCAAGCTAGGCGCATTCTACGCCATATTTTTAAGGAGATCCTAGACAAGCCTCTCGAAGAGGGAGAGAAGCTCGTATATTCAGTTCCTTCTCAGCCCGTGGATCAGCCCGCAGAGAATTTTGATGTGGGATTTCATATAGATGCACTTAATAATGATCTAGCTGCTCTGGGCTATAGTCCGCAGCCCCTTAGTGAGGCCGAAGCCATTTGTTATTCAGAGCTCGAGGCTGACGATTATACGGGTTTGGCATTTTCATTTGGCGCAGGCATGGTTAATGTCTGCCTGATGAGCTCTGGCGAGGGAATCCTCCATTGGAGCACCACCAGAAGCGGGGATTGGGTAGACAGAATGGCAGCCCAGGCTACCGCTACACCCGATACCGTAGTGCAGGTAGAAAAAGAGGGTACAAAATTTAAAATTGGTGAAGAAAACACTAGCAATCCAATTTTGAGTGCGGTATCCTTGTATTACATTCGATTAATAGACTATACAGTACAATACATGATTAAGAGACTTCTTCAGGCAGACAATCTACCAAAGTTTACATCTCCGATTCCAATTGTTTTGTCTGGAGGAACAAGCCGAGCGCAGGGTTTTGTTGAACAATTTGATCGGCTGTTAAAAGAACACAACAAAGATGACAACACCTTACCATTCGAAATCAAAGAAGTTCGTTCTGCTAAAGACCCTCTTCGCGCGGTATCGCGAGGATGCTTACTTGCATCCCAGATTTAGGGAGAAGGCATGAGGCCTTTAAAACCAAATAGTCGTGGGGCATTCGTTCCCACACCCATGGCACTTCGACCAAGACGAAAAGAATCGCCATTTTCAAAACCTTGCCAGGCTCTTGGCCACCTAGATAGAGTAATCAAGGGTGAGCCTCCCAGGATTTGTATTGTGCGCAGCAGGGGTGGTATTGGCGACGTACTAATGACAACTCCAACCGTCAAAGCTATTTCAAAAAAGTATAACTGCAAGGTTGACTATGCTACAGATTTTGAATATCTTGACGGAGCACTTCTCAAGGTGATGACGGGAAACCCATATGTGGGTCACATCTTTGAGCATCGAGAGCTAGACTTTCGCAAAGATGACTATAATGCAATTATTAATTTGACTTGCCCGTGTACCTCTCACGAGAAACCCTTGGCTCCGCCAGTTAATCGTATAGATCTGTTTGCCCGCCATGCAACTATTCCTCTTGAAGATACGTCAATGGATTTTGTTCTGAGCTCAGATGAGTTAGAGTGGGCCAGAAACTATATTTCTTCCCAGGGATTAAGCTCATATAAATTAATCATGGTGCAACCATCTTCTAGCAATACAAGACGAGATGCGCCTGTTGCTACGATGAAGAATGCACTCACTGAAATCTTGGCTCACCACAAAGATATAAGGGCCTTGATTATTACCCATAGCAGTGACAATACGCGTACAGAATGGAAATTTGCGGAGACTCATGTTTTACAAAATTTTGATGTTCGCCAGCTTGCCGCTCTTATGCATTATTGCGATCTGGTTTTGTGTCCAGATAGTGCGATTTTGCATGTCGCGTCAGCGTTCCATAAACCAACCGTCACCCTCTTCGGACCAACCGACCCGAGGGCACGAGTTAATTATCATCCCGAAGCCGTGGCTATTTGGCCCGGCAAAGAATTACACAACTACCCTTGCTGGTATGAAGACCCAAAAGATGGATATCTTTGTTGGAAGAGATTGGAGCCAAATGTTATAGCCGCTGCTTGCCTGGCGGTAATGAACAAAACCGATTTGCCCCCTTCTCGCGACCTGGTCACCTTTGGCCAATACAAGACATCTAATGAATTCTATGAAATTTTATAGGAGAATACATGGACAACAAATTTGCCTTTGGCACCAACAAGCTGGTGATGCCCACCGGTTTATCTCAAAGCTTTAATTCTGTCAGCCAGCCCGTCACTAGTCAGCCCGCTAATATTCAGCCCCCTCGCAAGAAAAAGGTTCTGGTATGGTCAGACGCAGTTATTGCTACTACCGGATTTGGGGTAGTTTCAAAACACATTCTGAAAGCTCTACATGAGACAGGTCTATATGATATCGATCAGTTGGCAATTAATTACTTTGGCGATTTTGTAGACAAGTCGGAAGTCCCATATAGCATGGTGCCTGCCCGCCTCAACAATCCGAACGACCCGTATGGCAATCAGATGTTTTTGGATGCTATCGGCGCTAAGCCATATGATATTGTATTTGTTGTTAATGACACGTTTGTGGTCGAGGGGGTTTCTGCCCATATCAGCGAGATTAAGTCTAACAAGCTAAACTCGGGGCAACCAGTATTTGATTTGGTATATTATTTCCCTGTAGATTGTCGCTTCTTGCAGCGTGCTTCAACAATGGCCAAAGCGGCCGACCGCGCCGTGGCCTACACAGAGTTTGCGAAGCGCTCAGCAGAAGAGGCAGAGGTCAATGTAACGGACGTTATCTATCATGGCACTGATATAAAGAATTTTTTTCCAGTTCCTCCAGAGGTGAGGAACTTATGCCGGAAACGTTTCTTTAACATTGAGGACCCAGATCGCTTCATTCTCGTCAACGTCAATCGCAACAATAGTCGCAAAGACATCGCCAGAAGCATACTGGCCTTTAAGGAATTTAGAAAGCGTGTTCCTAATTCTGCCTACTATCTTCACACTAAAATGGTAGACTCCCCTGGGCATGGGCATGAAATTGACCTGGGTGTCTGCATTGAAGAGCTGGGACTTAGCACCCAGACGGATGTAATTTTTCCCAACGCTTTGCATCCGGCCAAGGGGTTTCCGATCGAGGTACTCAACCAGCTCTATAACGCTGGTGATGCTTATTTCACAACCACCCTGGGAGAGGGATGGGGTTTAACTATCACTGAAGCGATGGCTGCAGGTATCCCAGTTATTGCTCCTAATAACACGAGTATCCCAGAAATCCTGGGAGAAAATCTTGACCGGGGCTATGTATATCCATGCAAAGAACAGGTATATGTAGATAATAGCGGTTACCGTCCGTATGGTTCGATGGAAGATATCGTCAATAGCATGATGCAATGTTATGAAGACTGGAAAACTCAGGCTCCGCGTCGACAAGAGATCGTCAGTCGCGCCAAAGAGTTTGTACACAAATATTCTTGGGAGCATATATGCAAACAATGGGTAACATTATTTGGAGAGCTTGGAAATGGCAACAATGCTAATTACCAGATGGAAGGGGAGATGATGTAATGTCAGACCATCCCATAAAACTGAAATACGTCGGTGCAGTTGGCGATACTAGTGGATATGCAAATGCATGTCGCAACTATATCTGTGCGCTACTTGATACTAACGAGATAGACTTGTCGGTGGGTATCGCAAGTTTTGAGAAGACCAAAACGAGTCATGGTCCAGCCATGGAGCGTATTGCACCATATGTCAACCGCCCAATAAAGCCCAAGATTCAGATTACTCATCTTACCCCAGAGAATTATCCAGCATTTAAAACGCCTGGTGCATACAACATTGCATATACGGTATGGGAAACTGAAATGCTGCCACATGGATGGGTTGACCTAATTAATAGTATGGATGAGGTATGGGTTCCTTCCGACTGGAATATTGAGATATTTAAGAAGAGCGGAATTAGGAAGCCCATGTTTAAGGTGCCTCATGTAATTCCTATCCCCTCTGGTGGTCACGCAAAACATGTGACGGTTCCTACTCAAGATAACGAAACCTATGTGTTTTATTCAATCTTTCAGTGGATAGAAAGAAAAAATCCACTAGCTCTTTTAAGAGCCTATTTTACGGAGTTCGGCCCTAAGGACAATGTGTGTTTGGCCCTGAAGAGTTATCGACTAGATAGTTCTGCGCAAGAGAAGGCTATTGTTAAAGGCGATATCAAGACTTGCAAGCAGTCTTTGAACTTGCCGTATTATCCTCCGGTAATTTTCTTTGGAGATCTGATGCCGGCTGAATATATTCATGGATTACATGAACGTGGTGATTGTTTTGTAATGGCCCAGCGTGGCGAGGGGTTTGGTATTCCTCATGCAGAAGCTATGGCTCATGGCAATCCTGTTATTGCTACTGGATATGGTGGCAATATGGAATTCATGAACAAAGAAACAGCTTTTCCAGTAGACTGTCAGCGAACACCAGTGGCCGGCATGATCTTTGCCAACTATCATGGCCATATGGTTTGGGCTGAACCCAATATTATGCATATGCGAGAGCATATGAGGTTTTGCTACGAGAATCGAGATAGGGCAAAAGATGTTGGTAAAACTGGCAGAGAATTTATTGAACACAATTACAGCTCTAAGGCGATTGGCAAACTCATGCTAGATCGTCTGAGAGAGATCGAGAAAGGACTATAGCATGGATACTGGACTAATATATACAGGCGAAGACCACGAAGGTAACTGGTTTTATAATCGATATTACTATGGTGGTTCTAATTCTCGGTATTATACGTTTCAGTTGGCCATGAATTTACTTAATCAACGTCATGATTGTCCTACCATTATTGAGACCGGGTGCCAGAGGCAAGAAGAAGATGTGGGCGCAGGGATGTCTACCAGTATTTTTGCTGAATATGTTGATAGATATGGTGGGCATTTAATTGCTGTTGATAACGATACTACTCATCTGGCTCGTGCCGCAACCTTTGTTCAAAAGTGGCCTAATGCCAGCGTTAAATTAGTGCCATCTGACTCTGTTAAATTTCTCGAATGGTATGATGGTCCATGCAACCTTCTTTACCTAGATAGCCTTGATTATCCTATTGCAGAGAATCTTGGCAATCAACAGATGCAGCAAGATGCCCAACAACATTGTCTGAAGGAATTTAAGGCTATCGAGGACAAGCTAGACCCCAAAGCTATTCTGCTTATTGACGATAACCAGCTAGGTGGCGGCGGCAAGCCCCGAGCCCTAAAGGAATATATCGTCGAAAAGGGCTGGATATACGAAGTAAAGATGTTCCATGAGCTTGGACACGAGGTGTTCTCTCCTGGGGCCTATGTGGAACCAGCGAATCCTGGAGACGCCACATTGCGACCAGCTATACCTGGACTTATATATGATCCAGATATCGTCAAACAATTTCATGAAATCGGAGCGCGGCACCCAGGGGAAGATGCTAAAAATTATCTCACCAAAGAATTTGTGGATAATTTTGACTGCATTATCGTAATGCACATGCCCAGGTGGATTGCTGGCAATTGGCCTGAAATCAAGCATAAAAGAGTAATCTGGAGAACTATCGGCCAGTCTGTTTCTACTACCGAACAAGAGTTGGCCCCTTACCGAAAGAGGGGTATGGAGATTGTTCGTTATTCGCCCAAAGAGCGAAATATTCCGGGGTATATAGGGCAGGATGCGCTGATTCGTTTCTATAAAGACCCGGCTGATTATGGGCCCTGGAATGGTAATAATAAAAGAGTCATTACATTTGCTCAGAGCATGAAACAGCGCGGGCCCGCATGTAGTTTCGATTTCTTTGAGGAAGTAACGCGCAAATTTCCTCGACATCTTTATGGTCCGGGCAACGAGGGCATAGGCCCATGGGCTAGTGGCAAAGTGTCCTATGACCAACTCAAAGAGGAGATGCGCTGCAACAGGGTATACTTCTATACGGGAACACATCCCGCCAGCTATACGCTCAACTTTATTGAGGCGTGGATGACCGGCATCCCGATTGTTGCGCTTGGTCCAGAACACGGCAATGCCTCATATTTCCCCGGCCATGATCTTTATGAAGTTACAGACCTGATTCAAACGCATTACAGTGGGTTTGTATCTGATAACCCGTATGAGCTCCAGGGATATATCCAAATGCTACTCGACAATGATGATATCGCTAGTTTAATCAGTACACAGGGTCGCCAGATGGCTATCCACCACTTTGGCAAGGACAGGATCTACAAATCTTGGCAAGAGTACCTGGGAGAATCATAATGAAAGGCATTGTTTTGGCAGGTGGAATGGGTACACGCCTAGCCCCATTAACAAGAAATGACAACAAACATCTCTTGCCGGTCTATAACAAGCGTATGGTAGAGTATCCCGTTAATACACTGGTTGAGGCAGGTATTGATGAGATCGTATTAATCACTGGGGGTAAACGCCCTGGCGCATTTCTTGAGCTATTTCGTAACGGGCAAGACCATGGTGTCAAGAAGTTCTATTATGCTTACCAAACAGGCAATGGTGGCATTGCTGATGCGTTAAAGCTAGCTGAGCCTTTCTGTGACAAAGAGCCGTGCGTAGTTATCTTAGGGGATAATTATTTTGAGGATGGCATTGAAGACCAGGTGGCGCTTTGGTGGCGCGCTGAGGCATGTATGGGGGCCGGATGCATACTGAAGCCCACAGAGACACCATGGCATTTCGGTATTGCGGAAACAGATGGGGGCAAGATAGTCTCCATTGAAGAGAAGCCCAGTGAGCCCAAATCCGACCAGGCCATTTTGGGATGCTACTTTTTTGATCGCACAGTATGGGATATCCTCCCATCGATTAAGCCTTCCGCGCGTGGCGAGCTAGAAATTACTCATGTCCTCGAAGAGTACATGAAGCAAGACAAGCTAGAAGCCTATGGTTATGACGGTTACTGGTCTGATATGGGCACGTTTGAGACATGGACAGAAGTTTCTCAGAGGATTGCAGATCGATGTCAAAAGTCCTAATTACAGGCGTAGCTGGATTTATTGGATATAATCTGGCCAAACTAATGATGGCTCGTGGATACGAGGTTGTCGGTATTGACAATTTTGACCCATATTATGATCCCACGATTAAACATCGACGAATCAAGAATCTAACAAACAAGAAATATTATTTTACGGATGGTTGTTATTTCCACTTTTACAGAATTGATATTAGAAATCAGGAATCGATTAGCTGGTTAATGAATGAGTATAAATTTGATGGAGTTATTCATTTGGCAGCCCTGGCGGGGGTTCGACCTTCATTACAAAGACCAGCCGATTACATGGATGTTAATGTTAGGGGCTCCACTATTCTTCTGGAGCAATGCCGGCTTCACGGCATCAAGAATGTGGTAGTTGCCTCATCTTCATCCGTTTATGGAGACAGAGTGACAGGGGCTTGTCTTGAGTCTCTTATCTGTACGCATCCAGAATCTCCTTATGCGGCCAGCAAAAGAGCCATGGAGCTAATCTGCGATAATTTTAGTCGCTTATACGATATGGACATCAAGGCCTTGAGATATTTCACGGTATATGGTCCTGGCCAGAGGCCAGAGATGGCTATCCATCAATTTATTCGCAAGGCCATGTTAGGTGAGGAAATTACACTGTTTGGAAGCATGGAGTCTAAAAGGGATTACACATATATTGATGATATCTGTGAGGGTACTTTAGCTGCCTATAGGCATACTCCCGGCGGGTTTTCAATTTTTAATTTAGGGAATAATAGGCCTATTGAACTGATCGATTTAGTTTTTGCAGTGCACCATCATACAGGCAAGGAGCTTAATCTAAAGTGTCTTCCTAAGCAGCCGGGTGATGTTCATGCAACGTGGGCTCATCCAGGCTTGGCCCTCAAGGAGCTTAATTGGGAGGCCACTACCCCATTTGAAGAGGGCATGCGTCTTACGTCCGAGTGGGCGAAGGAGAAATACCAATGATTCTTGTAACTGGATCTGCAGGATTTATCGGATCAAACCTCTGTTACCACCTTGTTAATGATCTTGGGGCCGATGTGATCGGCATCGATAAGCTAGGCCCCGAGTCCAATAGGGGTTGGACTGAGCCCCTTGAGGCTGGACCTGGTGGCAAAAGAATGATATTTCGCCCAGTGAACTTGTGCGAGTATCATCCAGTAAAGAGATTATTCGAAGAATATCCTATTGAGCATGTAATTCACTTGGCTGCTGAGTCTCATGTGGATCGGAGCATCACCAACCCATCCTCTTTTTGGATGTCTAACGTGATTGGCACAGAGCACCTACTGCATGCGTGCCATAAGTTTGGGGTCAAAACAGTCATCAACCAAATTACGGACGAGGTATATGGAGAACGCCCAGATGATCCAGCATGTGAAGGGGATGCGTTTGCTCCCACTTCACCCTATCCATGTTCCAAGATGGCCCAGTACTATGTAGGGAAAAGTTATCATACGACCTATGGACTACCCGTAATGTCAACTTTTCCTGTCAACTGTTATGGGCCACGCCAGTTTCACGAGAAGCTGATTCCCAAGTTCATCACCAAGTTGATGGAAGGTGAGAAGGTACCCCTAATGGCCTCAACGCATTTTGAACGTGACTGGCTGCCAGTGGAGGACATGTGTAAGGCGCATTCCACACTAATCAGTAAGGGTGTCCCAGGAGAAGATTATAATGTAGGGGCTTTTAATCATCACACCAATATGCAGATTACCCACAAGTTATTAGATCTGTGTGGGCGAGATGAAAATGCCATTGAAATTGTACCGGATCGCAAAGCACACGACTCGAGGTATGCGGTGACCAATCAGAAAATGAAGGATCTTGGGTGGGCCGTGACATATGATTTCGATGACTATTTGGAATATACAGTGGAGTGGTATCGTGAACAACTTTAATATTGATCATGTAGGATGGATTACCGGCGACGTTGAACTGTTTGAGAAGTTTTGGGTTGGTGTTCTGGGCTATGCGTTTGTTCGAGAAACCTATATTGAGGAAGAAGCCTGCTTCAACCTGTTTGAGCGTACGTCGGGCGCTCGTATTAGGCGTTATCGACGTGATGGCGCTGGACCCGATATTGAGATTCATTGCTTTGATCAGGGTCCGCGTCCCAGGCTGCAGGCCTTTGACGCATTCGGTATCAACCATATCTGTTTGCATACGGGTGGTCCAGGCAGTCGCAGAGAGCTTGTGTCTGAGCTTCCTGGCGACGTGAAGGTCCACATCTACGATAATCCTAAGGGTTGGGAAAATATTTTTATTCAAGACTATGAGGGTAATTGGGTCGAGCTGAGAGAGAACTTTGCCTAAGCCAACAGTATCACGTAGATTTATTTCACTACCCAAGTGTGGTCGCACCTGGCAAGAGGTACGCATGCAGCTTTTTTTGGACCATATTATGCAGTGTCCGTCTCCAGAAAAGGAGATGAGGGCTCGCATAGCCCTAGATCACTTTGGGTTTGGGAAGCCCGGCATCGAACAATATAATCCAAACCTCGCTAAGTTTGCGCCTGGTGCCCACTTGTTCGTGGCTCTACGTGATGCAAAAGAAGTAATTAATTCTACCTATTGGCGTCTTCGTGGGCGCCCAAACATTGTGTTGCCCAAGTCTATTGACGAGTTTGCAGTAGGGTCTAGGGGCATGGCCAGGTTTTGCGCTTATCTTGAGAAGCTATGTCGCCTTCTCAAGAAAAGTACATACCAGTTTACCTGGATTTATTATGAGGATTTGTTCATGCCACAGTCACTCCACTTAGTGCCCGAGATGTTGGGGATGGACTATTCTTTATCTGAAACTGAAGTAGGCTTTCTTCACCAATATAGTTCTATAGACACCATTTATCGTATCGTGAAACAGAGACAGGGTACCCGGGAGGAAAAAGGCATTTATCGCAACCTACAGCTGCCCATAGATCCAAAGCACGGGCATATTCGCCGGGGTGTACGCGAGGATTATAAGCAGCACATGTCTCCCAAGACCCAGCAGGCCATTGACGACTATCTAGACTCAGAATGTAAACTACAACAGTATAGGGAAAGATATTTATAATGTCTAATCCGGTATTTACTACGTCCTATATGAATGACGCAGCAGATAACTTTTTAACATCATTTGCGCGACTTATTGATCCTAATTTAGCTATTGAATTAGGAGCTCAACAGGGACATAGCGCTGTCAATATCAGTATGGGCATGAGGGTAGATGCTACTTTTGTAACCTACGATTTGTTTGACCCACAGTATGCACAGCCTCCGCACGGACCAACACATGCCAGCATGGAAGGAGTTCAGAACAACCTAAGGCGCGCACAACCCGTGTGTGACTGGGAAGTTAGGCGCGGCAGCATAGAGGAAATCATTGTCGATTATCCAGATGGTTTTGATCTTTTTCATTTAGATATCTGCAATCACTATGAGAATGCCAAGCCAGTTCTGGAACAGATTGCGCCATTAGTTTCAACAGCCATGATTATAGAGGGTGGCATTTATAATCAGTGGCAAAAGCAGTGTGGGTTTAAGCCATGGCACCCGATTCTCGATGAAGCCTGGTTTCGTAAACACTGGAAAAGTATTACGATTGCTCTCAATGATCACAATGCTATTACGCTCGCCACAAGGAAGCGTCAAGGAGATTAAGGATGATTAGCGTATGTTGTTGTATTTTTAATGCTAAATGGGATGTGCAGACTCTCATTGAGGCGTGTGAATATCATAACGACCCGGCAGAATTTGAGATTGTGGTAACCCTGGATGACCGGGTAGAAGATGGCTCTCTAGAATTATTGCGCGACCTGCAGACGAGATATGATAACCTAAAGGTAGTCGTTCACACTGACGAGGATACTATCGAATATATGTCGGCTGCTCTGGATTATTATCATCGACGACAATTTTTCAATGAGGAGATTCGCGTTGGTATGCGTGATGCGTTAGAGAGATACAAGAAAGGCGAGCTGCTTAATAAGAGCAAGGCTTTTCTGTGGCAAAGCTCAGGGATCTTGTATAACAAAGCCGTAGAGGCATCTAGTGGCGATGTCATTCTCGTTACCCCGGGAGACTTCCTGTATCTTTTTGGATTGGGCAACCTAGAAAGGTTCGTGAGAAAACATGCCATAGGGGATATATTTTATGCATCGCCCCCTGCCATATGGGCAAGAGTTAATAATATGGACCCGGAGTGGCTCAGGAGGCATATTAACGAGGTGCACAATGATGCTCAAAAGGCACGCCCAGGTTTTCGCTGGGATAGTCGAGAAACCTTTAGAGATTACTTGCGATATCCTCCACAATTATCCGATTTCAATTTGCCAGATTTTCGTAATAACCGTATGATCAACTTTACAGATCCTGATTTTCTCGACAAATCTCGCCAGTTCTGTATCGAATCTATGACTCAGGGCGGGGTTCAGTGCAATCCTAAGTTTCATGGGTGTCATGTGATGACGCGAAAGACCTTCGAGATGATTGGTGGATTTACTGAGGAGTGGATTCATCGCGCCTTTCCAGATGACAAGATGACTTACCTGGGTTCTAGGATCGGTGGACATACAGAACTTCCCCCACAATTTGCTTTTGCCTGGCTTGGCAATGGAGAGTTGTTGCCTGGCCACGGGCCGGGATATGAAGATGCCTGGAAGGTGGAGCTGCCAAAGGTAGATCCATTATGGGATAAACATCCAATACCCCCTCGGGTTCACAAAGTATATTTACACGACAAGATTGTAAAAGAGAAACATATGAATGACCTGGTGCGCAAAAGCTTTGGTACTAATACTCCACCGATAAGGATAGGAACATGCAAAAGGATCGACTCTTAATTCTATCTAATCACTATAGGCGCAGTGCGTTTTTTGAGGATACAATACGGCTGCTATATGATGCCGGATACCAGAATGTCTGGATTCAGGATACTGGCCATGAGACATGGGGGCCCTATCAGGGGCCCAGTCGGATATATGATAAGCCAGGACATTATACGTATGACTCTGGCATGGTTAATTTGAAAAACCAGATCCCGCGAGGGTCTGGCCCATGCGACGTAATTCTATTTATTGACAACGACTGTTTCCTAAATAATCTAGATAATTTTCAAACCTATTTGCAAGAATTTTTGGATGGAGGATATGATTATGCATGCCATTTTGCCCATCCCTGTTATTACAAAAATTATAGGTTTGAAGGCAAAGAAATCTTGCCCGTTAACAACCAGACTTTTCATCCGTCTGATGACAAGCCGGGTTTTGCTCCAGATCCACACTGGGAAAATGCGTATATGCTTATCGCCAAGTCAACATGGGATGCCCTAACCCCACAGGAAATGTCACATGGTAGACTATGGACTAGGGGATTGGTTCGGACAGGGGCGCGATTGGGTACACATAGCTGCAAATATAAGTTATCGTTTAGTCACTTTGGGCCTGGATGGTTCCATGTGGGCAACCTGATGGGCACCCATATTGCTTTGGAAAAGATGATTAAGGTGGAACGAAAATTTAATCCTGAGTCGCGCATGAATATGGCTCGCTTAGGCTATTTTATTGTTCAAAGGGACATATATGGCAAAGACATATATCCCAAGTACATTAATGGCAACCTTAATCAGATTATCAAAATGGTTGGGGGCAGGCAGATAGCAATAGACGCATGGGAACAGCTAGTATCTGGAACTTGTATGGAACACTGGGAGAAATTGTCATGAAACAGAATATTCCCCTTTTTAAAGTTAGAATGACTGGTGGTGCAGCGGAAGCCGTGAAGGCGACAGTAGAGTCTGGCTGGATTGGGCAGGGGCCTCGAGTAGAGGAGTTCGAAAGGGGCTTGGTGGACTATATTCAATACCCCCATCTGGTTACGTTAAACAGCGCCACATCTGCATTGCAGCTAGGGCTCAGATTGGCTGGCGTGAGGCCGTATGACCAAGTTCTAAGCTCACCCCTGACTTGTTTCGCAACCAACACTCCGATATTAGCTAGCCATGCAACAATTAAATGGGCCGATGTGGACCCGCAGACCTGTAATATTGACATCGACGATGTGGTCAAGAAAGTGTCAGATGATACAGCGGCCATATTGTTTGTTCATTGGGGTGGTGTGCCCGTGGACGTAGAACAATTGGTTAGTAGAGTAACTGATAAATTGGGCAAGTGTCCTCCTATCATTGAGGATTGTGCTCATAGCATGGGCAGTTATTATAAGGGCGGCACTCATCACGTAGGCACCAATGGTAATTTTGGGGCTTTTTCTTTCCAGGCCATCAAACACCTGACAACAGCAGATGGAGGGATGTTGACTATGGCCCCCGAATTTCATAGACGGGCTAAGCTAATGCGCTGGTACGGAATTGATCGCGATAACCCTAATAAAAAGGATTTCCGCAGCGAACTGCCTGTTGAGGAATGGGGATATAAATTTCATATGAATGATGTCGCTGCGGTAATGGGCATCGAAAATCTTAAAACTCTCGATGAGGCCGTAGATCGACATCGTGACAATGCAGCATATTATGATCAGGAGCTCAGGGGTTTAGATGGGTTGGGCTTTTTTGATATTCCAGAAGGCTCGCGTCCCGCATATTGGTTATATACGATGAAGGTAGAACGTCGCGAAGACTTCATGAGGCATCTTAGGGACCATGGCATTGTTGCAAGCAGAACACATGAACGCAATGATATTCATCCATGTGTAGAAAGATTCCAGGTTGAGCTGCCCAAATTAGATTCCTTTAATACGAAGGTGTGTTGTATCCCGGTGGGGTGGTGGGTATCTGATGAAGACCGCGAATATATTGTTGAGGTAATCAAACAAGGATGGTAATGAAGCGGTTTGATTATGTATATATTCTGTGTATTTGGCCAGGACGCAACCGCGTATTACATACAGCGCGTGCCCACATGAACTTCTTGCGCCAATATGAATATCTCAAGGACCGGGTCTACCCAAGATTCGTAGACGCAAGAGTCAAGACCACGGGAGACAAGAGTGTTTTGCTAGTTGTAGCCATACGTGGAGACTTGTGTCCAGATTACGAGAGGCAGGTCCAGGAAGCTTTCGATGGCCTATGTATGCCAAGCAATATTCATCTCAAAGTTGTACGTCATACCAATTGGGGAGGCACCATAGGTAGTCTCTGGGATGTATGGAAGGATGTGCTCAAGGGTAAAATTGTTTCTCAATATGTGAGTGTGTCTGAAGACGACTACATAAGCAGCAACTGGTCTTTGCGGGAACGATTATTAGAACTGGGGTATATCTATGTGGGCATGATTTTATCACAGAAACATTGTGGCCACCTATATTGGGTTAGCAAGCATGGCTATCGGACTTTGCATCGGAATGATCGACCTGTTATTGGCAATGCCCTGAATTTTATACACGCAAAATACGGGTATGAGAACCTGGACTGGACAGACGGGGGTTTTTATTTTATGAAATATGAGTCTCTTCAGGCGATTGAGAACAAGATTGGCATATTTACCAAGGCCCCAAAGGACAAACCCTATAACCATACTCGTGATGGGATGTATTTTGGCGAAGCAGGTTTTCCAACAGAATTACAGGCTGCCGGATTTAAGATTATAGGTCTGGGCCCGGAATCACATCGCCCTTATCGCAATTTGGGCAGGGCTCCAGAGCTATTTTTTAGGATTTAAAATGTTCCATGATGGAGACCTATACATACGACCAGTGGTTCGAGATGACCTAGATTTCTTAAGGTATCTACGCAGTGATCCCGCTGTATGGAGTCAACTAGGAACCCTTGTGGCCCCTACCGAGGCTAGCCAAGAGGCATGGCTGTCATCACTTAAGGATTCGAGGAAGCAATATCACATCATTGCATCGGACAAATTTGTCTATCCGGTAGGCTTAGCGCGCATGGATGAAATTGATCACCAGAATCGATCTATACGAATTGGTGCTGATATTGCTAAGGAATTTCGTGGCCAGGGCCTTGGGACCCAGACCTACAATCTGCTTTTGAGATATTGCTTTGATTTTCTCAACATGCATCGTGTCTGGCTAGCCGTAATGAACACGAATGCTATTGCGTTGGGACTATACAAGAAGATGGGTTTTCGAGAAGAGGGACGACAAAGGGATGCCATTTTCCGTAATGGTATTTATAATGACTATATCCTTATGTCGATACTCGAGGATGAATATCGAGCAGAAATTCAACAGGAAAAAGATGCTAAGGCGTAAATATCATTATGTTTATATGACATGTATATTTGCAGGATCTCGCCGGGGGGCAGGCAATGTGCGTCGCCACCTGCAGTTTGTATGCAATTACAACCATCTTCAGGATGGCAAGAAGCGGGTGTTGTTCGTGGTGTCAGTTCGTGGTGATCACGAAGAATATGAGAGGCAGGTTACCCAGGCTTTGTTTGAAGAAAATACTCGTCCCGACTACGTAGATATTGTTTGCCTCAAGGATGAAAACTGGGGTATGCTAGTTGGTGCACTATGGGATACATGGAGATTTCTCAAGAAAGAAAATATCAAGTCTAAGTACGTGCTGGCATGTGAGGATGATTGGCTGTTTAGTCACTGGCCCCACAGGGCACGCCTTCTCAAGCGCAAGGGATATATATATGTAGGCATGTTTAGTTACATTAACATGAAGAGGGAACCACTGAAATATGCGCGCTACCTACAAAACGGGGTTAAGGAAAGTCGGTGTGATGGCGGTTGGGGTCGCGTTGTTACTCACTTTAAGCCCAACAAGAGGATATGGACGGATGGCGGATTGTATTTCATGAAGTACGACGCCCTACAAAAAATGGAAGATGCCATGGGGGTATTTACGAAAGCGCCACGTCACTTTGACAAGGGAATACACGGAGTGGACTTTGGGGAAGTTGGTTTCCCAACCGAGCTCCATCACTTAGGATTCAGATTTCGTGCCTTTACGGAGGCGTATGAGGTATTTGATGGCTTTAGGTGGGTGGACATGTCTAGTTGGCGAATTAAAGGCCAGATCCCATCCTATCTTTTAGAGGACAGAACCAATGAACTTATGTAGTTCATACCGAGAGAATAACTACGGCCAACTGATTCAAAGTCTGGTGGCCCTTTATAATCCAGAGATGGTAGTTGAGTTTGGCATCTTGGGGGGATACAGTCTAAACTGCATTCTTGATGCAGTAGAGCCAGAAACCATTGTAAGGGCATATGATATCTTTGACGATTATCAGTATAGGCACGCCGACTATAAATATCTTTATGATAGATATGGCGAAATCATCCAGTATGGCGATTTTTATCAACACTATAAAGATATGCCCAACAATAGCGTAGACCTTTTCCATATTGATGTATCTAATGATGGTCGTACATACCAAGTCTTTTTTGATCACTATATGGATAAGCTAACTGATAATGGAATTGCTCTATTGGAGGGCGGTACAGAAGAGAGAGATAAGGGATGGATTAAGTCATATGGGCACCCGCCCATTGTTCCTGTCTTGATTGAGTGCCCCTATGAGCACTTTGTATTTAATCCATTTCCAGGACTAACTGTGGTCAAGAAACAACTCAGGGAGGCAAAATGAACTATTTTATTTCTTATCCGCGTTCGGGGCGCATTTGGCAAGAGCATCGAATGAAGCTTTTTCTGGAGAAGAATTATAATATCTTTCAGGAAACCTTTCCTGGTGTATTTCCTCCTGAGGCCCCCGTCGGGCCCAAGCATGTCTGGAATTGCCTAAGTCAGATACTTGTTGGATCGCATATTGGTTTTGCTCCAGTGGGCGGCAGCGGAGTGATGAGATTTGCTATGCCCCTTAAAAAGAACAAGGATATCGCATATGTCCTTCTTAGGGATACGCAGAAATCAGTAGTATCTCATTATTATTATCTCAAAAATCGTAAGAATGCGCTGGGCGGAAATATACCCACCGAATTGAACCAGTTTATTACGAGCGAGGAGTATGGCGTTTTACGGTTTTGTCGTTACTGCGAAAAGATTAATCAGCTTAAGCGCATGGTCAAGGAAGTCAGGTTTATTTACTACGAGGATGCTTCAGATAGAGAGTTTATTTATAATATCCCAAAAATGATGGGCCTAGAAGATTATGTTCCTACTGACGAAGAAATAGACTATGTCTATCAAAACAGTATTGCTAAGGTGAACACCTCTGGGACCAAACACGAGTTGGGCGACGAAGTTGTGGATTACATACATCGTACCCTAAAAAAGAACTGTCAGCTTGAGGAATACAGAGAGAGGTATATTGATGTCGTCTCCAAATAATGTTCTGGTGTTTTCTAATCATCATCGTCGCAGCCTATATTTCGAAGATACGTGTCAGTTACTTTGGGACAATGGCTATCGCAACCTTTGGATTCAGGATACGGGGAACAAATCATGGGGGCCATACGCTGGACCCTGTAGCCAATATATTGATATGGGTAGGCCATCAGTATCGTACGATGGCGGCATGATGAATTTTAAGGCAATTACTGATCATCATAAAAATGATCTCAACTATGATTGTCTATATTTTATTGACAATGACCTGTTCCTAACTAATGTTGACGAGCTTCAGGGGTATATCGATGAATTTCGCGAAGGTGACTATGATCTGGTTTGTCACCTAGTATCTAAAAAGCAACAAGATGACTATTCGTTTGAAGACGGCCGTGTGATTAGTCATGTGCCAGAAATTGATTTTGTACACGGTGATGTTGTGCCTGCTCCTACTCCGCACTGGCAGACTACACACTGGCTAATGAGTCGCAGGCTCTGGGATGCCCTACAGGTCGATGAGGTAGGGCACCATCGCAAACTGGTTTATGCCGCACACAAGCTAGGGGCTAAATTTGGATCACATTATGCGAACTATAGAGACAAATTGACTGCTTGGGGCGAGGAATGGTTTCATATTGGCAATTTAATGCTGTATTATTATCATGTTGAAAACGCTTCGATTCATAGATGTCGGACAGACAAGCCCTCTGACATGTTTAGGATTGGCTATTTTGCAGCGCAAACTAGAGCCTATGGAGATGAGATTTATCCGCAACATATCCGCAACAATCTGAGGCAGGTATACAAACATATGGGTGGTCGCAATGCGGTGTTGGGTTTATGGGATAAGTGGACTGCAAGCACATGCATGGAGTATAAGTCATGAAATTTTCTGATGAACTATGGCAAACTAAGTGGGCGCCAAAAGGTGCTCCCATGGGCGGGCTAAAGGGGTACAAATATCCGGTTATTAATCCTGAATTTAGAGATCATGGCTACGGGTGCGACAACTGGAGACTCGGAGCATTATGGCTAGCTTCATTATGTGAGGGTGCTGGAGATTATTTTAAAGAAGGGGTGACTATATTTGATTACGGGAGTGGCTCTGGGCGATTAGCCAATTTTGTGAGTGGCCACCTGAAAGATTTTACTTATTATGGTGCAGAACCCCAGGGGGCCGGCAAATGGACCCCGTCTAAGCGACAACCCGCATTGCCCTGGGGACAGAGAAGCATCGAAAAGGGCCGAGAACTGCTGGGGCACGATGATCGTGTGCAATTTGGTTATACCGACACACCCTTTGAAGATGAAGCGGTAGGAAGTGCAGATATTGCTATTCTGGGCAGTGTGTTTACCCACTTATTGCCCAATGAAGTCAGGCGGATCTGCGACAAATTATTGCCCATTATACATCGTGGCGGCGCTGTTGTTTTTTCGGTATTTTTAACCAATGGACAGGAGCAGAACATCAAGGTCAAATCTTCCGGCAGAGCGGAAGGTATATATGTTAAGGGGCAAGACGGGGCCTATGGCACTAGTGGGTGCTATGCTATGACCTGGTTTCCATATAAGTGGTTTGTGCAGTATGCTGCCCAAAATGATATTCAATTATCAAAAACGAGCACATTTTTGCACAATGAAAACTGCCCATGGTTAACCCACCATATACTACGACTGGAGAAAAAGGCATGAAACGGATTGTTTTCTTTTTGCATTATCGCGGTGGATCTACGCTATTTCAACATCTAGTCAGCACTACTCCCTTCTTCGCATTGAGCGACGAAGAGCT